CTAAAGGGGTTCTCTAATAGAAAATATAATATTATTTTTTTCAAAAAAAAATAACCCAGTTCCTGAAGAACTGGGTTTATTAGTATATTAGTTTCATAGGTGATTCGAAAGTACCTTGGGGGTACTTTCGTTCACCATTCTGGCATACGGGATCAAAGATCCCTCCTGCCTATTCCGGCATTCAGACTTACGTCTGCTCCCGGCATTCCGGTCCTCCCCCGGGAGGGTATCCACAGGGGAGGACCGGCTACCGAGACGGGACTATTCCCGAATCAGCCTATGGTATCCTTGAACCCTGGTCTTCGTTCCACCATCCTCCACCACCCAATCTTCTTACCATTAACCCCAGTGAATTGTCCAGAAGTTTCATCGTAACGGATTGCCTTTCCCACCCACTCAGCGATTTGGGCCGCAACTGCGCTCTTGCAGAACTGGTTTGGATAGTCCTCCAGGTTAAGCTTAATCAAGATCTCGTGCATCCATGTGCCTCCTTGAAATTTTATTTACGATAATTCTATGCAATTCCAGTGTGTTGTCAACACACTCAAAGTTTTTTTAAAAAAAAGTGACTTCTCACACTTGACAAATTGAAAATAATGCTTATATTATGTCCTCAAGGCGAGACAGCCCCCATGCGGGGTTTTATTTTTCTGACGATCTTCTCAAATCTGAGAAGCTCACGATCCCGTAGACCTAACAGGTAAGGGTTACAGGGCTTTCAACTCTGGCGCGTGGGTTCGAGTCCCACCGGGATTACCACACACTTTTGGAGGAAAACGGATGAGCATCACCAGCGATGAACTCAAAGCAATCAAACAGGCAATTCAATCTGTCCCGAATCAGACCACCCAGGATGCTCTCCGCAAGATGCTGGACCTCCTGGTCAGTGAGGTGAACGAAGCGGACACGGCTGTCGGAGCAGCCTCTGCTGCTGCGTACCACCCACTGACAACGGCCATTACGGATGGTGAAATTGACGTAACAGCGACACCCGTACTCACTGTGGAGAACGGGGTCATTACGGCTGCTGATGCCGCTGAGTAGCAGCCACCCAACCTGACAACCGGCAGTTCATAAAAAGTGTGGGGTCTTGCCGGTAGCCCCGCGAGAATCGGAGATTCAAAATGAGTAATTGGCCTGACTTTTTCAACTACGCACCGATGAAAGAACTGGCAGGGTTCCTGAGCAGCTACAACATGGCGTCTCAGACCGTCGCTCTGGATGCAAATGCCAACGACATCCAGAGCTCTGGTGGTGGGGCTTGCATGATCAACGGTGTGTTCATTCCTGCACTCGCCGCTGACGCGGCTCTGGACATCAGCGCAGACAACGTCGGTGATGCCACTGGCGTATCCATCGCTGACGACTACGATCAGTATTTCCTGATCCTGGCCGACGCGGATGGTACCCTCAGTGTGTGGAAGGCTGGTGATGCTGCTGCAACCGGTGAAGCGGTTCTGAGCATTCCGGACTTCGATACCGAAACCTACTGTGCCGTTGCGATCATGAAGGTCGTGAATGACAGTGGTGATGCCCTCGTGATCGGAACCACAGCCCTGACTGGTGACGTGACGTTCTATCAGCTCACTGGCCCAATCTTTCCGGCCTGGGCGAACATCGTGAAGCGGTAATCTGAATTGACGCAGGGAGGTCTGGTGACCGGCCAGGGTTCATGCCCCAGGACAGGCGAGTTCGATCCTCGTCCCTGCTACCATTTCCCCTTCCTCCGGAATCTGCGTCTGCGGGTTCCCCCCTCCAGGGGTGGGTTTTCCCTCCTTTCCCCACTCCTGGAGCCCTCTTTAGCCCTCTGATGGAACGGCATACATGCGTGGTTCAGAACCACGATTCTCAGGGTTCGAATCCCTGGGGGGCTACCATTTCGACGGACCCCGACAAAACCTCGGCAAGGCTGACAGGCGCTCCTCCGCGATCCTGCACTCCACCTTGGTAGTCACACCCGGAAGGGTGTGGTCGGGGTAGTCTCATAGCTCGTTGATGGGAATAGGCATACCTCACTGGTCGAGAGCCAGTGGATTCTCGGTTCAAGTCCGAGACGGGCTACCAATTTAGGCGAGTTAAGCAGTGTGGTGAGCTTAAGTGGCTGTAACCCACCCGCATTCAAATAAGTCTGTGCAGGTTCGATTCCTGCCTCGCCTACCAACTCATTTGAGGAGAAACAATGGAACCAACGATCATCGTAGGTGTCGGGATCGGCGTAGCAGCCGTTGCTGGTGCAGCCTACGCACTCTATCGCAAGCTCACCTATGAGCGTCGGCTTGCGACTGAACCTGCTCCAGAACCTGTGAATCCTTACGGAATTCCTGATCTTGATCTCGATCTGGAAGCGATCCAGGAAGCTATCGAAGCGGCCCAGGCCGAAGCTGATGAAGCTTTCAAGGACCGGGTGGTGGATGTCCTGGTTGAAGTGGGTTTGCTCGAAGACCTGGGCGAAGTTGAGGACGAATAGCGGAAGGTACCGGCTGAGGAGCCAAATTGGGTTTGAACCCCAAGGGGTGGTAACACATCGGAGTTCGATTCTTCTACCTTCCTCCATCTTGGTAGGTTGCCCGAAAGGTAAGGGAGCAGTTTGCTAAACTGTCGGGTATCAAAGCCCTGTGGGTTCGAATCCCGCACCTACCTCCACGTCTGGGTTCGCACTGTCCCCGTCTGACAAAACAGTGAACTGGCACCGGAGCTTCGGAGGTGCTTAAACAAGCCGAAGACCCCCAGGATTGAGGAGCGACTCGGTAGACCCTCGACTCTTCTCCTGGGGAACTTTTTCAGTGGATTGTGTAGCTCACCGGTAGAGCGTCAGGTTGAAACCCAGAGTCGTAGGCAGTTCAATTCTGCCCCGATCCACCACTTAAGCCTTCGTATCCAAGTGGCAAGGCTCCTGGCTGCAACCCAGAGAAGTTTCAGGTTCAACTCCTGACGGAGGCTCCAAGATGAACATGATTGGCGATAGAGTACTAATCAAAGGGTGGCACTTACGCCCATGGTTAAGGGATAGAGCAATCCTTGAAGTTTATCATGAAATAGAAAGATATATGATGGATTATAAACTCACAGACATTCATATGTGGGTAGATCGTGTCCGTCACAATGGTTGTAAGTATTCTCGCTATGAGTGGAGAGCAAGCATATGCGACTCGCAGTGCGGATGACCGTAAGACCGCTCACTGCTTAAACACTCCAATGGAAGTCCCTGGTCCTGGTCAGACAAAGTGACCATAGAGTGTGGGGGTGAAACTCCCCTGAGTCGAGCCATAAGCCAAAACCCGGAGTCTTCGATACCCCTGTGCGACCGGGTTTTCTCCTCTGGTGACCATGGAAACGCGGAGGAGTTTTACACAGGGTAACATTTTCGGTCCATTAGCCATCAGGGAAGGTGCGTGACTGTCGATCATGCAAGACGGGTTCGAGTCCCGTATGGACCGCCAAAACCGCCATGGGGAGATACCCCTGTGGTTCCATTGGGTTCTTAGACAGTATTCCTGGCCCAAGACGTCAAAAAGGAAATCTGTCCTGTGGGCCGGTGGTGTAATCGGGAACACTCCTCCCTTGCAAGGAGGACGCTGAGGGTTCGAGTCCCTCTTGGTCCACCATCGAACACGCCAAGCTGGTGTATAGGGTGCATATCCAGGTCACCATGGCCCTGATCTGGAAGGTTTGGGAGTTCGAGTCTCCCCTTGGCTCACTGAGCGGGTATGGTGTTCAACGGCAAGCATATCTGGCTTCCAACCAGATGGTCAGGGTTCGAGTCCCTGTATCCGCTCCATCAATTTTTGAGCAGTCATGGTGTAATGGTAGCATAGCTGTCTCCCCGATGGCAGATCCAGGTTCGATTCCTGGTGACCGCTCCACTTCTTTGCCTCGTTAGTTCAACTGGTAGAATACGTGCCTTGTAAGCTTGGGACGGGGGTTCAAGTCCTCCACGAGGCTCCACTTCACTGCCTGTAGCTCATCGGACAGAGCTTGGGGTTTCTACCCCCAGAGTAGGGGGTTCGACTCCTCCCAGGCAGACCATAGTTTTGCCACAAAAACGCCCCTATTTTTAGGGCAAAACCAACTCACTCCCTGTAGCTCAACGGATGAGCATTCGGCTACGAACCGTTGGATGGAGGTTCGAATCCTCTCAGGGAGTCCATTTTCTGCCGGTCCTCGCATGACCGTCCCGATGATAAGAGCAAAGGTCGTTAATCACTGCCACCGGCACATACTCCCTTAGTAGAGTGGCTATAACGACTGCCTTACAAGCAGTAGAGGGTGGTTCGATTCCATCAGGGAGTACCAACAAATATCGATGTCTGGTGTAGCTGGATAACACACTGGGGGGCAGTTACGGGTTGATCGCCGGGAGACACCTCTTGGGAGCGTGGGTTCGAGTCCCACGGTCATCGTCCATTTCGTGGGGTGAGCCACTCTTAGTGAGTGGTCCAACTGTGGGCGAAGAGCAAAAGGTTGAGCCGACAGGTCGTGGCCCTGTTGTAGAGGGTTCGATTCCCTCCGCTCACCCCATTTCTACATCTCACACCTCGCAGCACATGGGTGCGGCCCGGTTCCAACCCGGTGCATTGGTAGGGTTCGATTCCTTAGCGGGGTGCCACATTGCACCATAGTTCAACAGATTAGAACAGTTGCCTGATAAGCGACAGACCCAGGTTTGAGTCCTGGTGGTGCGACCATCTTTTTTGTTGGAGCGTAGTGTCAACGGTTAGCACAACGGGCTTTTAACCCGTTAAGTGGGGGTTCGAATCCTCTCGCTCCAACCATCTCTCCTCACTCCAGAATAGTGTCAAGGTAACACGCGCGGCTGTTAACCGTTGAAATCCTGGTTCGAGTCCAGGTTCTGGAGCCATCTGCAAATCATCAGGGATAACGGCAAGGAGTCTCCTGGGCTTTGGAAGCTTGGGGCGGCTGGTTCGATTCCAGCATCCCTGACCAGCTTATAGGGGTATGGGTGAGCGGCTTAACCAACAGGCTTTGAACCTGTGCAGGAAGGTTCGATTCCTTCTGCCCCTTCCAAAAGGAACTTCATGTCTGACCAAGAGTGGACCGTTGAAGGTCAATCCCCTCCGAAGAAAAAAGCCCCGAAGAAGAAAGCAGCGAAACGCAAACCTCGTAAGCCTCAGATCTATAATAAGCAGAAACGGGCCAAAGTTCTCCTGAAGCAACTGAAGGAAGACCATCAGTTCGATCTGATTGATCAGGTTCTTTTCACTTACATGATGGCAGGTGAACTCGAAGGTTTGGAAGATCAGATCAAGTGGAGACGCTCAATCGAGAAAGATCTGATGGGGTACTGCTTTCCTCGTCTCAAATCCACCGAAGTCAATCTGGGTTCTGGGGACACAACTGTTCTCAATCTCATGCTTGGCAATCCTACCCAAGAGCAACCAAAGGCTGCTCCTCCTATCGCAGGGAAGGTTATTCCACTCTCCGGAACTAAGTAACTATGCAAATCAACTATGTCGCAAACAATACGTTCATGAAAGTCCATCGTGATCCCAACAGGTTCCTCTTCGTTAGAGGCCCGGTGGGATCTGGGAAGTCCAGTGGATGTATCCTTCATCTGTTCATGAATGCTCTTAAGCAGGTACCCGACTCGGATGGGGTTCGGAATAGTCGATATGCGATCATTCGTGCGTCTTACCCGGCTCTTGCAACGACAGTCGTGAAGTCCTGGAAACAGTGGTTCAAGGACATGATCAAAATCGTGATGGGTGCGCCCATCCGTGGGACTGTTGCGTTGCCTCTTCCGGACGGAACCAGGGTCAACATGGAGTTGAACTTCATCGCTCTCGACCGGGAGGAAGATGTCAATAAGCTACAGTCCCTGGAGTTGACCGCAAGCCACATCAACGAGGCGGCTGAAATCCCTCCTGGAGTCCACCAGATGCTCAAATCCCGTGTCAATCGGTTTCCTGCATCTATGGACGGGGGTGCCATCGATCCCTTCATTATCTGCGACTACAACTCTGTAGACGTGGATCACTGGCTGTACAGACTTGCCGAAGAGGTGCAGCCCAATCGCCACAGCTTCTATCACCAACCACCCGCACTGCTCATGTGCAGTGAGGCTGATGGGATCGTAGCTGATGCCGAGAACAACTTTTATCGGATCAATCCTGAAGCTGACAACCTCGGACACTGGGAAGCGGTAGACCGTGGTTTGTTTGAGCTTTGTCCTCCAGCCCAGGCAGCAGCCTACACCCAGGACGGGACTCCACTCCGAAGGAACCCATCCGGAACACTCACTGGGGATTTGATTGACGTCTGGTTCAAACATCTTGATCCAGACTATTACGTGGATCAGGTAGCGGGTGCTGACCCCGACTGGGTGAATATTTTCATCCTGAATAACTATGGCGCTCTGCGACAGGGAAGACCTGTCTACAAGGCTTACCAAGACAAGTACCACGCGACCGACCGCCCAATCAAACCCCTTGAAGGTCTGCCAATCACCATCGGTGTGGACGTTGGGCTCACTCCTGCTGCGGCTTTCTGCCAACTCACTCCGACAGGATCTCTGATAATCCTTGACGAGATTGTCACAGAGAACACCTCTATTCAGGAGTTTGCAGAAGATCACCTTTGGCCCCTGATCAAGAACAAGTACATGCGGTTCAACTTTGAGCTTGTCATTGACCCTGCTGCCCGGAACAGGTCGCAGAATGACAAGCGGTCTGCCATGGACATTCTGGTCCAGGCGGGACTACCCACTCGACTCGCCAAGACAAACAACGAACTGGCTCGTCGTGAAGCGGTGAACTTCTTTCTTCGTAAGCAGAGTGGATTCCAGCTTTCTCAACTCACTGCCAACACACTTCGTAAGGGATTCATCAGCGAGTACAAATTTGCAAAGGTGGTCCAGAGTGTACGTCTCGGTGAGAAGTACAAGGAAAAGCCAGAGAAGAACATCTATTCCCACGTTCACGATGCCCTTCAGTATGCTTGTCTCGAATTGAGTGAGGGACGGACAATGAAGCGCAAAGCCCGACCGTCCAGTCACAGCAGATACAACACCCCCGCTGATAGCGGAGCAGGATACTAACCATGACCGAGAGAACCCCTCTTCTTCCTTCACATGCTCCTGTAAATAGATTTACTGATGTACTTCCGTATGACGATGGCTTTGCGGAGTACCGGTGCTTTGACGTGAGTTCTCCAGAGTACTACCAGGATGAAAACGGGACTCTCAGACCAATCATTTTAGAGGAAGTTGCCCAAACTGAGAGCACTGTCGGTAGGATTCTTCTACGTGATAAGAACATTGTTAGTGCTGGTATTCGAACGGATGGCACTCCAACGAAGTACCTTGGACTTCGACCTGATGAAAACCAGAAGCTTGGGACCGAACAACTTGAGTTTTCGATTGAGGGCATTGAGTTTGACGGTCAAGACGTTCCGGTAGATCTCACAAAGAACACACAAGTAAACCCATGTACTATTGACCTCGGTAATTGTGTTGTACAAAACAGCCGTGTCTCCACCCGCCAAATGGTTAAGGTTGACCGGCCTATTGAAGACTTTAAGGTGTCATACAAGATTCACCTTAAGGGTTTGAAAGTCCAGAATCCAAAAGTATCCGGCACACAGGTGCTTCGGGAGGCTTTTATCGATCCAGACGTGTCTGCCCACGGGATTGTTACCACGGCTGAGTGGTACAATGTTGTCTTTGCTCGTATGGCAGAGTCTCGCTTTTCAATTAGCTTTGGTCAACAGGTTGGGAAGTCCGTAACAAAAGGGACTGAAGATGATATCTGCGAAACACTTCCAGAGGGCTACTTTGTAGACCAGACTCAAGTTGGTGCGTGTACCTCCTACATGAATGATGGTAAGATCCATATTCTTATCAAAGACGCTCCAATGAAGCGAGGTATCAATCGAATTTTTTGTGAGGCGCTATCGATTCTGGCCGGTAAGCCCGTTACCACTGAGGGGTATGGTTACATTTGCGACGGTAAGTTGATCGGTGGGTACGTAGGTGGCCCCGGTTGGATCGGTGCTGCGATTGACACCAAAGACCTCACTGGTGAAATCCCGAAGGTATACAAAGACCCAAACCGATGGTGGGATATTAGCAAGGTTGGTTACCTGGATACAACCTATGAGCAATTTGTTCAAGTTGTTCAGGATCATATTATTACGCGGGTTAAGAAGGCCAATTCCCTGTCAGTTACAGGGGAGTATTACCAACCGGATGAATTCGGCAGGTACATTATCACTGACATGGATGGAAGCGTTAAGTTTACCATTCGCCAACCAATTCTTATTGACGCGGAGTTTACTCCCCTTACAGCAACAGTTCTACATACTCTTTGTGACAATCCCGATGGGACTCTTGAGTATGTGAAATACCCAACTTCTGAGACTATTACTTCAGGAGTTCTGCGTAACACTTCATACATTGATGCTTACACCTACTACGGGGAACTCACTGGTGCTGGCACAATTAGTAATACTATGTTGGGGGATTCAAGTTGGGGAGTCGCCAGGAGTACTGGTGGGTATGTTGTCGATAGCGCAACCAATATCTCTTGTAAGTCAACGTACGCTGGTACTAAGTACCAAATTGTCCGAGCTTTCACACGTCACGATACATCGGCCTTAAGTGCTGCTACGATTACTGCGGTTTCTTTCAAGGCAAAGACACACACGAATCAAGGAGACTCGGCAGTAACCACAGGCTCTACTGTATATTGCTACGCAGGTACACAGAGTTCGTCACTTACAACCAGTGACTACAATAGTTTCGGGTCAACTATTTTTGGGACAGTAGCATCCGGTACCACGGCGAATGTTTGGAAAACGATCACTTTTAACGCTGCTGGACGATCCCACATTAACAAGACCGGGGACACCAAGCTTTGTCTCAGGGATTACCACGATGCGGTTAATTCGCCCCCGACCTCAACCCCTAAACCTGTCTCGATTTTCTACGGTCCAGATGGCACTGCGAACCAACTGTACCTTAGTGTCACTGCTACGTTTCCCAGTTATAATGTGACCTTTTCTGCTGGAACAGGTGGGACACTAAGCGGGACCACCAGTCAAACCGTTTCTTACGGTGGCAACTCCACTGCTGTCACGGCTGTCCCGAACAGTGGCTATGCCTTTGTCAACTGGACAGGGTACGCTACTACAACGAGCAACCCACTCACTGCAACGAGTGTTTACCAGAATCGAAGCTACACTGCCAATTTTGAGCTTTCTACCCAATACCGCTATCTGGACCTTGCAGCACATATTATGGCTGGTGAGAGTTTTGACGGTGCTGCTCACGTTCTGAATGGGGTGTCCAGGGACATTGCCAACCACCTTCTGGTGGGTGGATCAATTGATGGTGCTTCGCATATCCTGAATCAAGTTTCACAAGACTTTGCCGCACAGGTTTTTGACCGGTACAACTCACTCCTTTCGGCTGCTGCCCATATTTTGGCTGCTGCTCAGATGAGCGGATCGGTACACCTCCTGGTGGACGGGTCCAAGTCGTTTGATAGCCATATTCTCATCAGTGGAGCAATGGATTCGGCGGCTCATCTGCTGAGGGCTACCACAGGGCTCTCAGGGGCTCATATTCTGGAGTCACAAAGCATCCCTGGTGCGTCCCATATCCTCCGGGTAGACGCAAACCAGATCGCCTCTCACATCCTCACAGAGGTGGATTCTGATTTCGCTCTTCATCTACTGAACCAGATCACGAGGGACTTTGCTTACCACATCCCGCTCTGGCTCCAGTTGATCTCGAATAGCAAAATCTTTTCGAACATTTATCCGAATGCGGTAGGGATTGTTTCCACGATCTCGAAGCAGTTCCTGGTGAATCCACCAAATGTCCTTCAACTCGAACGGGTAGCTGAGGCTCTTGCTGCCGGTTTCGAATCACAACCTGTCACCTTCCAGAACACCGGACTGATTCTTCCCACGGCCATCGGGCCAGGGAAGAGTATCCCGTTCACCTTCGGGTGCGTGACACCATTTCCAAATTAATAAGGAGAAACAATGGCTGCTTCTCTCCAGTTTCGGCTCACTGGTGGTGCATCTAACTCTGACCCCGATGCCTCTCTCGGAGGTGTCGGGAGTTCAAATCAGGTAAGTGGAACCGCTCTCAACAACCTGTTCGACAACGTGGAGCCCGCTGAGGCTATTGCTGGCGATGTTGAGTATCGGGCTATCGACCTTTACAACGCCGGGGATGCCACCGCTGTGGTGGTTAAGATCTGGATCGACACAGAGTCAACCAGTTCCTACACCCAGTTTGATATCGGCCTGGACAGCACAACCCAGACTATTGGGGCTGAAGGATCAGCACCTTCCGGAGTTTCGTTCTCCCATCCTCTTAGTGGTTCGAAGCTCTCTATCAGCGATATTGCGGCATCAGGTGCTCAACGTGTCTGGATTCGTCGGACTGTCACTGCGGGTGCTCCGAACCTCGCCAACGACACCTTTGGCATCACCGTAGAGTACGCATAATGGATTTCCCTAACGACACCATTGAGATCCGATACTTTTCGGATGAGTGGGGTCCATTCCGGTTTGACTTCAGTGACTCTCTTCCAGACGGAACGGCTCTCAGTAGTTGTGACGTGAAGTGCTACACGGGGAAAGTCAAACCAGGGGATGATCTCACTACAGAGATTACGGAAGACATTATTGACACGGTTACTGTCCACACTGACGCAGTTTCGGTCACATTTCAGTATCCAGGAGACACTTACAAGGGAACCAGCAACACACTTCTCTTTGAAGTAACTCTGGACTCAGGGGCCAAGCACGTCTTCTACTTCTACAAGGTCAAAGTTGTCTAATGGAACATGAAAAGCAGATGTTTGACAAGACCTACGTCGCTGCTGTGAAAGAGGAAGAGGCAAGTCCAGAACTCACTGAAAAGAAAGCGATGTATGCGGACTATATGTCCCCTCTCGGCCTGTATATCCGTGGGCTCTTCGATCAAGTGGAATCAGATCGTCGTCAAATCGAACAGGAGTGGATCAAGGATCTTCGCCAATACAAGGGGCAGTATGACCCTGGTATTCTCTCAAAAATGCACCCAAAACGGTCGAAGGCGAATCTTTCCATCACACGCACAAAGGTCAAAACAGTCAGTGCCAGGGTGTGTGACATACTCTTTCCAGCGAACGGGGACCGTAACTGGGGGATTACCCCGACTCCGCTTCCGGAGTTGAGCCCAGATTTGGTCGAACAGATTTACGCCCAACTCACCGAAATCAACGGCCAGGAGCCATCTCCTCACCAGATCAAGCAAGTTCTTTTTGATGAAGCGAAACGTAGATCTGATTCGATGCAAAAGGAGATCGAAGATCAACTCGCTGAGATCAAGTATCGAGAGATCATTCGGAATGTCATCCATTCCGGGAATGTTTACGGAACGGGTATTCTCAAAGGCCCACTGATTAAACAGAACGTGGCGAAACGATGGGTTCCACATGAGAGTGGTACCTGGGCCACAATGTCCATGACGTCCTACTCACCTTACTGTGAGTTTGTCCCTATTTGGGACTTTTACCCTGACATGTCTGTGAACCGGGTTGACGATGCCCGATTTGTGTTCCAGCGACACGTCAAGAACCGGCATCAGGTTTACCAGCTTGCTGGCCGGAAGGACTTCAAAGGGGACGCTATTCGAGCATACCTTCGAGCACACCACGACGGCGATGTCGAGTACAAGAACCATGAGAGTGACCTCCGGACCCTCAGCCAGGATGGTGAGAGCAAGGCGGCTACTCAGATGGGGGCCAAAGGCCGATATGAACTCCTTGAGTTTTGGGGGTTCGTAAGTACTCAGGATCTCAAGGATTACGGCGTTGAGATTGATGAGGAAAGGCTCGGTATGGAGGTTGCTGCCAACGTGTGGCTTCTCGGTGACGTAGTGATCAAGGCGGTGATCAGTCCCCTGGAAGGGGTCACTTTCCCATATTTCACCTACTACTACGAGAAGGACGAGACGAGCATTTTCGGTGAAGGCATCCCCCGGATCATGCGTGATCCGCAGAGCCTGTTCAACGCCAGTGTTCGTGCTCTGCTCGATAATGCTGCCATCTCTGCCGGTCCTATTATCGAGGCCAACATCGACCTTCTGGACTCGGCTGAAGATCCGCAAGACATCTACCCATTCAGAGTTTTCAGACGTAACGGCCAGGGCATGGAAGCCTCAGCCAAGGCAATCAATGTCAACCAGATTCCGTCACATACCTCTGAATTTCTCACCATGGTGGAATTCTTCCTGAAGACTGCTGACGAGGTTACCACTGTTCCCCGTTATATGTACGGAGATCAGGCGCACCTCGGAGGTGCTGGCAAGACAGCTACTGGCCTAAGCCTCCTGATGGGATCAGCCAACATCACCATTAAGGATCAGGTCAAGAACTTCGATGATGGGATCACAAAGCCCTTCATCAAGAGCATGTATTTCTGGAACATGGAGTTCAATCCGAAACCGGAAATCAAGGGCGACTTCAGCGTTAATGCCGAGGGATCTGCCTCTCTGATTGCTAAAGAAGTTCGAGCCGAACAGCTTAACCAGTTCCTTGCCCTCACGAACAACGAGATCGATATGCAGTTCGTGAATCGTGATGCGATCCTCCGAGAAATCGCCAAGGCACTTGACTTGGATGAGATGAACCTCATCAAGAATCCGGATCAGGTTGCTGATGAGCAGCAAAGGGCTGCTGCCGCTGCTGAGGAGGAAAAACAGTTCATGCGCGAACTGGAACTCATGAAGGCTAAATCAAGCGGCCATGTTAACGACGAAGGGTCAACAGAGCGGCCTGGGCTTCCCCACATGGAGCAGCTACCACCTGAGCAACTTGAACAGGGCGCAATCCCAGAGGTGACTGTTGGATGAGAGACAACTGATGCGGGAAGTCAGTAGGCATAGTGGGACCGAAAGTTTTCAGGTCTTCATGAAGCTTCTTGACTTCCGCATTGAAAAACTTCGCAGGGCAAACGATTCGGCGTCTACTGAAGACGTTATGAAAAATCAAGGCGCAATCAGAGAACATAAGCAACTCATTCAGAGTATCCGAAGGTCTTCGAATCCCGCCTACAAATCTGCCCCGACTATCGACAACCCACTCGGTCTGTAACCACCCCGGCCCAGGTTTCCTGCCTGGACACCTATCACCCAATAACCAGGGATATCCGTATTGGACCCCGTAGAGGAGCACACTTTGGAGAAGGACGAAAAAAAGAAAGACCCCACATTTGAAGATTTTTTCGATGAAGCGATCAAGGAGGAGACTCCTGCTGATGACGTAGAATTTGAAGAGGAACCGGCCAATCCCTCTGAGAAGGAAACGTCTGAGCAGGAAAGTACGGACACTGAAGTCCCTCAAGAGGAAGACACTGAACTTTTCAACCGCACCCCTGACGACGGTCAGGCAAGTGACGGGGAGGAGGAGAACCCAGAGTCATCTGATGAGACAGACTACAAGGATCTGTATGAGAAGGAGAAACAACGCACCAGTTCTTGGGAAGGACGCATCCGCGCAGCCAACAAACGGGCTGAAGAAGCGGAAGCGAAACTCGCTGAAGCACTGAAGGCTAAGGGTGAAACACCAACCCTCCCTGATGGAGCCAGTGAGGAAGACCTTGAAGCATTCTTCAAGGAATATCCTGACCTGGAAAGTCCGTTCCGTGCTCTGGCACGTAAGGAAGCGGAAGCACTGGTCGATGAACGTCTCCAGAAGATCACCCCGAAGATCGAGTCTATTGAGCAGAGATCACAGGCAGACGACACAAAGGCACACTTTGATGCCATTGCCGAGAAACACCCTGACTTCTCCGAAATTGTAGAGTCAGGAAAACTCGAAGCTTGGATCAACGCCCAACCTGCCTTCCTCCGGGAAGGGCTCCAGAGAGTTGCCCAATCAGGGTCCGCTTCAGAGGTTATCGAGATGTTCGACTCTTACAAGAGAGTCAACACCCCGTCTCCTCAATCCAAACCAAAACCAAAACCAACTCCATCGGCCAGCAGGAGAGCCCAAGACCTGTTGGCAGTGCCAGGGTCATCTGGTGGACCCCCAAAGGACGGTCCAGCCAAAGAAGACTTTGACGCTGCTTGGGAAGAAGCTGTCAAGTAGGCTGATAGAAAGGCACAAGTAACAAATGAATACCTATGGTTCTCTTTCTCCCCGTACCGCTGCTTACGTTGTTCGTGACCTGCTGAAACGAGGTACCCCTTACCTCGTTTTCGAGAAATTCGGACAAGCTCGGCCTCTGCCGAAACGCAGTTCCAAGACCATCAAGTTCAGACGGTACTTCCTGAACTCCAACCCATTCACGGGTTCGAGCTTCAATCCGTATGAATACTACGGTCAAGACGGGACTGACGAGATCTTCAACCTCACTGCCAAGACCCTGAGCGAAGGTATCACGCCTGATGCAACGGATCTTGAAAGTGAAGACATCACCGCTACTCTCACTCAGTACGGTGACCGTACCGAGATCTCTGACGTGGTCGAGGATACACACGAAGATCCTGTTCTCCAGGAAGCTGTTGAGATCCTCGGAGAACAAGCCGCTTATCTGATCGAGATGACCCGGTACAACGCCCTGGTGGGTGGAACCAACGTGTTCTACGCCAACGGGGATGCACGGGATGAGGTGAACAGCGGCCTGACCCTGAACCTCCAGCGTCAGATCACTCGTCAACTCAAGCGGAACCTCGCCAAACCTATCACCAATGTTGTTCGTTCCACTGCGAACTACGGAACTGAAGCTATCAGTCCGGCATTCGTCGCTGTTTGCCACCCTGACTGTGAAGCGGACATCCGTGGCCTCGCAGGGTTCGTTCCGGCTGAAAAGTACGGAACCATGACAGCTTGGGAAGGCGAAATCGGCAAGGTCGAAAGTGTGCGGTACATCGTTAGCACCGTGGTGAAGAGCTTCGGCGCAGTCGGTGCAACCGGAGGAACAGACGTGCTCGAAGGAACAGGGGACAAGGCTTACGTCTATCCTATCTTTTTCTTCGCTCGTGACGCTTTCGGCATCGTTCCTCTCAAAGGAAAGAGTGCGATCACTCCTATGGTGATCAACCCTAACACTCCTTCCGACAGCGACCCTCTGGGTCAGAGAGGCCACGCCGGATGGAAGGCTTACAGCGCAACCGTCATCCTGAACCAGCACTTTATGGCACGGGCTGAGGTGGCTGTTTCCGACCTCGCGTAACACAACCTGGGGGGAGGCTTCGGCCTCCCCTTTTGTAATATTTAACTGACAAGAGGAGCAAATGACCGAACCAACCAAATCCGATTATTGGAGAATGAAGAAGGAAGACCTTCTCGCTGCTTGTGCAGAGCGGGATGTGCCGGTCGATCCGGACAACCTGGACCGAAAAACTGTTATCCCCATGCTGATCGAAGCGGATGCGAAAGCGGGTAACCTTGGTGAAGCTGTTGAACTCGATGAGAAACCAAAACCTGTGCGGGAGTACGTGGATATCATCTTCAACAACCAAGAGGGACAGCCCAAGTATGTTTTCCTCGGCCTAAATGGTCGGAGTCTCTATCTGCCTCGTGAGGTTGTCTGCCGTATCCCGGCTGAGTTCATGAGTGTGGTCAAAGATGCTGTTTCTTACAAGAGTGTTATGACCACAACTTCTGACGGCAAGATCAAGTGGCAGAGTATCAGAGTCCCGCAACTCTCCTATCAGGTGATTGATAAAGGAACCCTGTAATTGATTTCCACCAAGACCATCATTGACAAGGTGTCGATCCTTCTCCAGGACACGAGCAATGTTCGATGGTCTACGGATGAGCTTCTCGGATGGCTGAACATCGGCCAGGGGGTGATTGTCATCCTCAAGCCCGATGCCAACGTTGTTAAGACTGATGTCCAGCTTGCGGCTGGAACAAGTCAGTCCCTTCCTGATGGCTCCTCTACTTACCAGGATCATAGTGGTGCTACCCTTCGTGCGGGTCTTTATCTGCTTGCCCTGACAAGGAATCTGGGTGTCGGTGGCACCACTCCTGGTAAGTCAATCCGTATCATCGATCAAGATCTACTGGATGCCATGGACCCGGATTGGGCATCGGCTGACGCATCAGCGGTTGTCTCTCATTACATGTATAATGAGAAACTTCCGCAGATCTTTTCTGTTTACCCACCACAACCCACTTCCGGACAAGGTTATGTCGAGATTGTATACTCTGCTCTGCCAACTGCCTGTGCATCTTATGGAGCAAGCACTTATATTGATCTGCCTGATCATTATGAATCTGCTCTGATCGATTACATCCTCTATCGAGCCTACTCGAAAGACGGAGATGCTGCGGACAGTGCTGGTCGTGCAGCAGCTTACTACAACACCTTCCTCGACACACTTGGGAGACAGGATCTTAAAGAACAAGAAGTAGATCCCAATCTCAGAGTCAACCCTTCCCCATCCCTTAAGTAGAGGTCATCGTGATTTCCATCAGTGAATTTGTAAAACGGGTTCTTCCCGATGTTCTCGGTTGCCCAACTCCCATGGTGGAGAATGCGATCAGGGATTCCATTACGAAGTTCTGTACCAAGACTTGGATTCTCAGCAAAGGGATGGTCCAATCTGTTGTCCAATCGGACATCGACACCTCTCTGAACAACAGCATCGAAATTGACCTTGGGGAACTCGTTGCATCCACCCGGAAGCCGGTTGGGATCAGCGGGTTCCTCGTCAACAGTGTCGCCTGGGAACTTGAAAAGCGAGAGGTTGTTAATCACGCTGATCACGTTGCCAGTGAATCCACCAAGAAATTCTATTACTTTCCAGACTATCAGACTGCCCTGGTGTACCCCATCACTGCTGCTTGTGACATCTATCTTGACGTCGCGGTAGCCCCTCTTGGCTCGGCAACCACATTCGAGGACATCCTTTTTGATGATTGGCTCGACCCAATCCTGGCTGGAGCCAGAGAGAGGCTGTTCAAGATGCCAGGAAAGACCTGGACGAATTTCGAACTGGTTCCTGAGAATCAGCGAGAGTTTCGTAGGGGTGTGGTGTCTGCCCGAAACAAGGTGGGCAAAAACGCCACCAACCAGTCTTCGATGGTCTACCCTCGGAGCTTCGGATAAATGATCGATGTTACCGTCTTTGGGAAACGAATCCCACGGATCTCAGCCAAACTGCTCGAAAGCAACCTCGCCCAGGTCGCCACTAACTGTGACCTCCAGTCGGGGAATCTCAAGCCAATCAAAGATCTGAGTCTGATCCAAACGGTTGCCCAGGCGGGAGACATCCGAACCGTTCACAAACTGAACACCGCATGGCTTGCCTGGGACTCAGATGTGGATGTGGTAAAAGCCCAGGTCCAAGACTCTGATTATCGGTCGTATTTCACAGGGGACGGGTACCCGAAACAGACCAACCTGACCCTGGCAACGTCCGGGGCAGCTTCCACCTACCCAACTGAAACCCGCCGACTCGGAGTTGTCCCTCCGGACGCTGCTCTCACCGTAGAGCCTCAAGGCACCGGTAGCGGGGAACTGGGTGTGACCTACTCCTACATCTATACTTATGTGACAGCCTGGGGTGAGGAGTCTGCCCCAAGTCCCGTAACTGGTGTGAGTACTCTGGAGGAAGATCAACACATCCGGCTCAAGGGTTTTGTGAAACCAACTCTGGTGTCCAATGGAAACGATATCACTCATTTTCGCCTGTATCGCCTTCTTACTGGCACTTCTGGGACTGCTGCCTACCAACTGGTAAAGGCACGTCCTGTAAACCTCTCCGGAACTCCCGTTTGGGATATCCCGGCTACTCTTGTCACATCTGACGAAATCTACGTCTATGATGCCGACGATGATTCCTCTCCCACAGCCCTGACCTCGGATCTCGGAGAAGTGTGTCCAACAGAGTCTTGGGTTGTGCCACCGAGCGACATGGCCGGTTTGATCCAGTTTCAGAACGGAATCCTGGCGGGATTTTCTGGGCAAGAAGTCTGCGTCTCAGAGCCCCATATTCCATACGCATGGCCTGAAGCATACCGACATACGGTTGACTACGAGATCGTCGCTCTGGGCGTACATGGCTCAACTCTGGTGGTCGCTACGGATGCTTACCCGTATATCATCCAGGGTTCTGACCCAAGCACCATGACGAAGAAGCGGATCGAGGTGAAACAGAAGTGCCTCAGCAAACGAGGGCTCGTTTCATCACCGTATGGAGTCTTCTATCCATCCCCTGAAGGTCTGTACCAAGTCACAAGCGCTGGTCAAGCTGTTAACGCTACTGAAGCGATTTTCACTGCAAAACAGTGGAGAGCCCTCAGTCCTGAGACACTGATTGGGTTCTTCTACGACGACTCCTACTACGGGTTTTTCCAAGGGACCAACACCGGGATCGTCATTGACATGGCAGACACACCCTCCCTGATCGACGTCACAGGAGGTGATCCTATCTACTGCGGATTCATCCACCCAGACCAGAACGACCTCTATGTGGTGGATAAGAGTGGGACCACCTACTCGATCCGTAAGTGGGAAGGTGGCACTGGGTACAAGGACTTCACTTGGAAATCAAAGGTCTTTGAAGACCGCAACCTTTACAGTTGTGGTCGTGTCCACGGGGATTTCACAAACGGGAATCTGACCCTGAAGGTCTACCTGAACGGATCTCTTGTTCACACAGCTACAATTAGCGATGAGAAAATGTTTCGGCTACCCGCTGGTTCCCGACCCAATGACTGGGAATTCCAACTCGAAGGAAAGCCCCAGGTAGATCGTCTTCTCATTGCGGCGTCTCCAGTGGAGCTATCACATGTCTAACCTCCCTCCAATTCCTGATGTCCCTGCGGATGCCTCACCCGAACTCCAGAACTTTCTCCTTGCACTCAAGGAGGTGGTGGAGACTCGTGAAGGCACCCGTGGGGAAAGCGGGGACCGCTTCGTCACCTACGATAACCTCGAAGCAGCCTCAGCTTACACCTCACTCGGACTCACTAAGGATCAGGACGACACACTCATTGCTGACTCCTCTCCGATCAATTCTCCTACCAATCTCTCCATAACTAAGGGTGTGTGGAAGAACCACCTCTCGTGGACTAACCCAACAGACGTCCACTTTAGCCATATCGAAGTATGGGTGAACACTACCGACAGTGTGACTTCAGCCACCCGTGTGGCGATTGTCACAGGTCCAGCCAACACCTACGAACACTCCTTTGGTGACTACACGAACGACCACTACTACTGGATTCGGGCCATTGCTTACTCCGGTGTGTACAGCCCCTGGACCCCAAGACCCTCTCAAGGTGGGTATGTGATTCCGGGGGACGAATCCATTGGTGAAACCATCGATGGTGTTGTGGACATCCTGAAGGGGACAGATCCAAGTGAGTACAACAGCGGGAATGAGTACTCCGTGTCGGATCTGGTGAAGGTGACCACCGGAACCTCTGTTCGCCGGTACCGGTGTATCCAGGCCAATGGATCTGCTGACCCTAAACTTCCCGGCACAGACACAGCGTATTGGGAACGTGCTGGAATCCTCATGACCGGTGATGTTGACGGGACTCCTACAGTAGCCATTGACGGGAATCTCATTGTCGATGACACGATCCTGGCTCGACACGTCAAGGCTGGAACATTCACTGGTGATGAGTTCAATGCCTCTGCCGAGATCAACCTCTCTGAAGGAGGGAAAGCCACCTTCGGTGACAGCAATGTCATTATCGAAACGAGCGATAATGGGGATACTGAGGGACGGATTATTGTTGCCCCAAATGGAGGAATTTCGGGTCAGAACTATGTCCTGATCGATGAGGGCCAAATTTCTCAGAAGTACTATGATACCACTACTGGGCTCCATGCTACGCAAGGTATGGTCACTGGTATTGAATATGGGGAAGCAGACAACGGGGATACGGTTCAACCTGATACCCTGTTCATTGAGCAACCGAAGATTATGCTCATGCCGAAGATCGTGCCAGTCTACGATCAAACGTATAGCGGGTACGACCAGACTTTCAATCTCCAGCCGATGAATGTTCAGAGACAAAGTGGCTACAGCGCCGGTTCACCCGCTAAGTGGGAGTTCGACGTAGTAGCAACTCTCGAACTTGGATCAACTGTTTATCCGAACAGCGCTGATACAGACAGATTCGTTGAGGGGTCTTCTGCCCAATCTGGCACGTACTACGGGCCAAGTAGTTCCGGCGCTGCTGCCGATGATCCAGTGCATATTTCTGATGTCCGAAGATTTTATGGTACGAATCTCGTATTTATGGTCTACGGGCGATATGAGGCTCCTGATGGGTCACACCCGACATGGCTTTACTACAGAACCCGCAACTGCACGTACTCGGCATATGTTCAGTACTCTCTGAACAATGGGTCATCGTGGACCACTTGTGGTAGTGGCACAAACACTGGTACTAACGGGCCGGGGGTTTTTGGTCCGGACCAGCTTTTGGTTTCTTTTGATACAGGAACTCAAGCGTCGGCTATTACCCATATGAGGGTTTACATCACAATCAGTTCGTGGTGCTCTACTTGGAGTAACGGAACGACAACTTCCTTTCTATCTCCTCCTGCATCCCCGACATATTATTACCGAGTTATTTTGCCGAGTGTTTCTGGAACTGTTGTACTTGGTACTTCCCCGTCTCTTTCTACAGACGGGCAAGTGGCCTGGATTATAATGGGGAAATAATATGGACGGACAACTGATTGCTAAATATGCAAAGGAGAGTACTACAACTCTCCTTGACAGTTATCTTTCAAACTACGTCAACAATGTGGCAGCGTGGAAAGTCGAAAATTATGTTCTTCTCCGACAACTCGCTTACCCACCAATGGCTGACTACCTGGACGGCATCGTAAAGAACGATGCCATTCAGATTGAAACATATATCTCGCAGTGTCAAGCTGTGAAGGAACGCTTTCCGAAGGAGTAAATTGGAACTCTCTCTTTATCCGTACATCGTAAACGATGGAATCCCCACACTGAAAGACAGTCAGCTTCTCCGCATCTTTCAGAAGATGGAAGAAGACGGAACACTGGACACCGTTTTCTATGAGAGCAAGATTACCTTCCCAACCTTCCTCGCCATGTTCAAGAATCCGGACAACGCACTCTGGGTCATTACCGATGCCGGTATTCCAGTAGGAATTGTTTGGCTGAACAATATGCGAGAACGAAGCGCACAGATTCACTTCTGTCTATTCAAAGAGGTGTGGGGAGAGAAGAGTGTGGAAGTAGGTAAGTGGGTTGTCAAGGAACTGATCCACCTAAAGGATAGGGATGGATACTTCCTGTTCGATGTGATCACCGGCCTTACACCTACCACGATCAAAGCAGCCAAGTGGATCTTCCTGACTGGGATGAAGAAGGTTGGAGAGGTTCCGAATGCCTGTTGGATCGATGACCAAACAACATCTGTTCCTGGGGTCGTAAGTTACGTCACCAGGGATTTCTATAAGGAGTAGATCAATGGGTGGTGGTGGAAAAGGTAGTAGCCAAACCACAACGAATACCTACGATGCTGTTTCTTCCCGGAAGATGGCCGCTGTCGCTGAACGTCAGCAAGACATGGCCGAAGATCAATGGGAAATGTATAAGCAGTATTTCCAGGATTACGAAATCCAGGCTGCTGAAGCAAACAAAGAACTCCTACCGTACATTACTGAAGCGTCGAAACTGACGATGCAGGAACAGGTCCGTGACCTGGAACTGAATCAGCCAATCAAAGACCTGATGCGTGAAAACCAAGCGGCAGAACTTTCCCGTGGGAAGGAGATCTCGTCTAAGTTCTATGATGAGGCACTCAGGGGTGTGAATAAAGCTGATTGGCAGAACGAGGCTCAAGCGGATGTAGCCCAGGCACTGGGTGCCTCTGAAGCGCAAGCACGTCGGGATGCGGCCAGAATGGGCATCAACGTCGATGGTAGCAAGATGGCATCTATGCTCAAGACCTCTGGTCTGGAAAGAGCCAAAGCCATCGGTGGTGCTCGGTATGCAGCAGGTAAGGCCGCTGAAACTGAAAGCTTCAGCCGTCTGGGACTTGCTATGAACGCCAACCGGTCAGCCCAAGGACTGCCTGGAATCCAATCCACCCAAGGTAACGGAACTCAGCAACTCGCCACCGCAGATCCAGCCAATCGTGCCATGGCCGGTATGCAGGGAGCAGCCGGGTCTTACGGCACTCTGGCATCTCGTGTCATGAGTTCCACACAGAGCACATCTGGTGGAGGAGGCATTGGAAGTCTCCTTGGAAAGGTCGCAGGAACAGGGCTCGGTGCCCTGGCCGGTGGCGCTGGTTCAGCTTATGGCGCAAGCCTCTTTGGGGGATAAGGAGTAAATGATGCCAGGAATTTGGGATTCAATGGCTGAAGGTTTTGATAGCGGTCTTAAGATCGGAATCCAAGGCTACAAAGACGCACAGAAGAAGAAGAAAGACGACAAACTTCTGGAGATGCAAGAGGAAACGCATCAGATGAAGAAGGATGAGCATGAGATGAAAATCGCTGCTCAACGTGCTGCTCAGAAAAGTCTCGCTGCTCGTAAGGATTGGATGCTTGGTGATCGCAGTGCCAACGCTGCTGCAAAGGTTTACAACACTCACCTCGAAGATGGTCAGACCGTTGTCCCTGGTGAAGTCGGTGAAAATGGGATCATAAGCTTCTATAAAGGGAAATACGACGAGAACGGAAATGCAGTCTACGATCCAGAGGCAAAACCAGTGATGCAGTTCCAAACAGTGGAACAGATGCAGAAACAGATGGATAACTATGTGTCTGACGGCAAGCTGTTTTTCCAGCAGGAAGTGCTGAACATGAAGCACAAGAACGCCAAGAAACTCCAGGACGACAAGCTGAAACATGATTCCACAGAGAGAGCCGCAGATCGTACCTCCCGTGAAAATATTGCTGATGCGAACAACACTGCCGCGATGGACCGTGCGAAGCTCAGTTCGAAAACCTCTCTTGGTGTTGCAGGTATCAACGCTAAGGCTCGTAAGACTGACCCGAACAAGGGTGCTGCTGCGAAAGACGCCGCTCTCCTCGAAGAGGCTCTCAATCTTCCTGACGGAAGCAAACGTAAGGAAGCCATCATCCGGACACTCTCTAAGAAAGACAGGAGTGATCGGATGGCAATCCTGAAGAGTCTCGTTTCCGGAGCTAAAGATGTTCGCGGAAACCGTAGAGAGCAAATCATCGATGATGCCCTGGAACTCACTGGCTTCACCAGGGAGGATCTCAAGGGAGGTGGCGGCTACGGAGTGGGTGGTAAAGGGAAACCGAAACCTGCTGAGGTTGACGCAGACACCCCTGAAGGTGCACTCGCCAAAGCTTTTCCGGATTCTCCGGACGGGGCGATGAAGAAAATTGGTGATCAATTTTACAAGAAGGTGCGCGGCCAGTGGCAGGTATATAAAACCGCAAATGAACAGTAACGAGGACTACAGTGGCAAAGTTCATTATTGAGGATATCGATCAAGACGAGTTTGAAGCTGAAAAACCAAAAACACAAACCTTTGTGATCGAGGACGTGGATGAGTCTGAGATCGAGCAACTCAATACATCCGAACCCGAAGAAGAACACTCAGGTGCCCTGAAACGAATGGGCCAATCCCTTGGGGTTGGCCTTTCAGATGCAATCCACGGCACAAAGGTGCTCCAGGATCGGACCCTTGATGGTAAGCCTGTCGAACTAAATTCCGGTGGATATCTTGCTCAGATGCGTAAGCGATCCGCTGAAGCTGCGCAGGATGACCCACACACAGCAAAGCGTAAACAAGCTGTTGAGGACATTGGCTCTGTAGAAGAAGCCCTTCCAGACAAAGTGGATGAAATGGACCCTTCCAAAAAAGGGACCATTCTCGGAACCATCGAAGAAGCTGGTGTTGGCCTGAGCCGCTATGGTGCCTCTATGGTTGCGTCTGCACTCAGTGCTCCAGTCGGAACAGCCACTACCTTCATGCAGATGATGGGGGAAAAGGACAAGGATCTCATTGACAAGGGGATCGAGGATGAGGACGTGCGGTTCAATGCTGCTCTGATTCACGCTGCCCTTGGAACCCCTGCTGAAATGGCCGGGAACCTTCTCCAAATCAACTCACTGAAGCGTGTCGCAGGAGCCTTCGGAAAATCCCTGAAAATGGGTGACAAGCTCAAGCTCTACATCGGCAAGCTTATGCAAGGTGCTGCTGGAGAGGGTCTTGAAGAAGGAATCCAGGCGTACACTGAGGCTGCTGCTGATGTGTATGCGGCCAACCCTGATGCTCCTGTTGGGGAACTCATTGACGATTTCAAAGAGGTGGTAGGTTCTGAGGAGTTCAAAGCTTCCCGGAACGAGAGCATGAAGATCGGTGCAGTGGGCGGTATGCTTCTCCCAGGTGCCGGTGTTGCTGTGAAAGCTCCATTCGATGTCATCGCCCATGTCAAGGCAAAGAAACAAACCGAAGCAGATGCGGAGGGTGAAACCAATGCTGATGCGGAAACCAACAAGACAACTGCGCCTTCAGTTCCTGAAGATTTGGATACGGCTTTTGCTAAGGATGATGACCAAGGTGGAATCAAGGTCGAGGAGGACGCTGGAGCCTTCAGTGTTGGAGGATCTACTGAAGAAAAGGTCGAGGCGAAAACCAAGGAACAACTCCAAGCAGAGGCTGAGGTAGCCCGTCAACAGACTGCTCGTGATCGTCAGCGCCAGATCGAAGCGACCATGGCTGCTGAGGCTCGTATGCAGGAGGAGCAACTTCAACGTGCGAACCGTGAAGCTCAGATGGACGCTGCTGCTGCGGAACGAGATAAGTTCCAGCAGTTCGTTGACTTTGTGTCTACTCCGAAAGGGCTGATGGGTGCTGTCCACAACATGCTCCCCGCTCTGGAAGGTAGTGAGGTTAAGGAGCACAAGGCTGCTGCCAAGTCTCTCCGTGCTGCTCACCGGGCTCTCGTGGTTGGTGAGGAGAGTATCCCAAAACTCAAGGGAGTCATGTACGACCTGAGTGCTCTCAAAGCATCCACTGGAGATCCTCGGATGGGTGTCCTCACAGATGGTCTTGCCCAACGTCTCGAAGAGCAAGTGGATCGTCTTGAGGTTCAAGCTCGTCAGGAACAGGCGCGTAAGGAAGCAAGTAAACAACCTGGGAACCCTTCTACGACACGAGGGAAGGCTGAACGTGAAGCTCGTGCCAACGAGAAAGCCCGTGCTGAGATCGCTGAGAAAGCAGCGACTACTAAACGGGCAAGTGAGCAAAAACGATCTGTCCAGAAATCCCAGATGGCGGGAGAGGTGCGCTCTGGCATCGAGGCAGAACAACAAAGTCAACAAGCCAAGGTCGTGGATCAGAAGGCCAAGAGCGATGCTGCCTTCTTCCAAAAAGAAGGCGCAAAGCTTGAGGCGAAACCAGCCCTCCATCCTTCCCAGGTAGCTGCTGTTGAAAAACGGAAAGCCGCTGAGGAAAGCAGGAAGGTCGATGCTCAACGTAAAGCTGACGCTGAGGCTCTGGCTGAGAAAGCCAACATGGAGCTCGGCCTGGGTGACAAGACCAAGGAAATCCTCACTCCGAAGTCTAAGCAGGTTGAAAATGTTCCGTCGAATGTCACATCCGAACCAGCCCCTACGGTCAGCAAGACCGTAGGCAAGGTCTATAAGAACAAGGAAGCAGCCAAACGAGCTATCCGGAAATTTGAAGACCCACTTACGCACCAGCCAGTGGAACAGGCTGATGGAACCTGGGAGGTTGAGGAGAAACCTCTTAGGGAGTGGGGTAGGAAGAAGTACGAGGGATCGGGCAAGGTTAAAGTCAAACACGATCTCAAGGAAGGTGTGACCTACGAAGAGGATAGTTCGGGGAATGTTGCTCCTGAAGGGACAAACGACAGGAAGACCCCTCTGAAGTACGACGAGGAAGGGAATCCTCGTTACAGCAAGGCTGCTAAGATGGCTCGGAGTAAACTCAAGAAAGAGTCCTCAAAGCAGATCTTTGACAAGCTCCACACACTCCAGAAGCTGGTGGGTAGTCGCGGTGCCAAGATTGAATTGGTTGAGTCTCATGACCAGCTTCCTGAGAAGCACCGTCTCTCCAAAGAGGACACCAATAATGGGGTCCGTGTGGAAGCAGTGTGGGATGAAGAGGCCGACAAGATCTACTTTGTGGCCGACAGTCTGTCTGACACCAAACGTGCAACCCAAGTGTGGCTCCACGAGCAAGTGGGTCACCGGGGGCTTCTCAAGCTGTTTGACACTCGCAGCACCAAGGACGAGGCGGGTAAACTCTTCAAGGAGTTCCTTGACAGCGCTTATGTTGCTATCAGGAAATCCAAGAAGGCTTACGCGGAGGTCAAGGATCTCTATGCTGATGACCTTAAGAATATCGCTGGTCGGAAAGACCTCACTCCTGAACAGAAGGAGATCGAGAAACGCCGACTCATTGTCGAAGAGGTGATCGCTCGTCGGGCCGAAAAACTTAACCCGATGAAGCGCAAGCAAGTTTTCCAGAAGTTCCTTGAGTTCATGAACGCATGGCTGAAAAAGGTGATGGGGTTCTCGGATGACAAAGTGTCCCTTACTATGAAGGACATCGACAACCTCCTTGAGGTTGCTAAGAACCGGCTGATCCATAAGGATATGCGAGAGTGGAGTGAGTTTAAACACACTGACAAAGAGTACAAGGACTGGTGTAAGCAGGTTCTCGTGGAGAACCCACGAGCCGTCACATGGTATAGTAACCACCAGGAGACAGTTAAGAGGGTCTTCGGTAAGGATGCCCCTCTCTTCAACATTCTCCTTGGGCTCACTTCGCCTAACGCGAAGGCTACTACCAACACCCAGTTTGCGGTGGACACGTACCTCTACCTTATGGGTAAGCGTGACAAACCAGGAGGCAAATACCCATCCAATGTTAAGAAAGCCCTTGATCGGATTCTGTCAGGCGACCTGACGTTCAGCAAGAATTATAAGGTCGATGAGTTTATCCGGGCTCTCACAGGTGACACTGAGGCAACCACGAATGATATGTGGATGCATCGGGCCTTTTTCGGCCACGTTCTGCTCTCAGCTTCCAATGTACGCGCAGCCATCAAGAGCAGGAATGAGGTGACTGAGTACAGAGAGCGGAAGGACGCAGGGCTTCTCAAGGACGGTGAAGAGGCTCCTCATAACTTCGAGATTGCCACTCTGGACTCCAACTTCCTGGCTGATGAGCATACTGCTTCTCGTCGTAAGCTGTTTCAACTTGCTCATGAACTCAGCGAGGAGACTGATCACGAGTGGTCCCCGAGAGAGGTTCAGGCTGCTATCTGGATGAAGGTCGTTGCCGAAGCCCAAGGAAAAACGCTGGAGGACTTTAAATACGACTTCGAGTACGGCCTTACTGAACACCGATCTACTAAGGTGAAAGGAAATCCATGGAAACATGATGGTCTGACTCCGCTTGAATACCTCAAACGAGAGGCGGGTGGTGACCCTATTGGTCAACTCCATAAGAAGTTCAACCTGCCTGAGAAGCTCTACAGCGACCAGAGTGAGTTGGATAAGCTTTACCGCAAGCATCTTGAAGATCGAGGGATCAAGGGTAAGTATTCTAAGGCCCGTGATCTGGATGAGGCTACCAAGAACCTCGCTCTGAGCGAGGGGAAAACCAAGATGGACACCATCAAGGGTGCTGCTGCCAAGATCCTGGATGGAGTGAGTCATCCCGTGGACACAGCCACTGCCTTCAAGGAGTGGACAATCCTGACGGGCGTTGACCGGTTCCGGAAGCTCAAGACCCTCGAAGAGAAGCTTGGGGTTGGTGCTGAGATGTCGGCGTACATGTCCCGTCGTCTCCATCAATCGATGCCAGCAATCATGGGTACGATCCTGCATCATGGCAAGCCAATGTACAACAAGGCAACCCACTGGGTCATTACTCGTCCGGATGCTTCGAAGGGGCTCCTCAGTGTGTTTGAAGGTATGGATGCCCAGACCATGAAAGCCGTCAAAGCTCGGCTTGTTGCCGACACCGTGGATGAACTGAAACGGGTCAAAGGTAGCGAGTTTGCTGACGGGATCTTTGGTAAAGGCATCGACACTGACGCTGAGATCGCAAAGCTCAGAGCGGCTGCTGATAATCAACTCAAGGCCGGTGAGTACGACAAAGTCAAGGCTCACCTGAAGGAGTATAATGAATCGGTAAAAGAGTTCTGCCGGAAGGCGGGTATCTGGAATCCTGAATGGGAAAAGGCATGGCGTAAGGACGTGTACATTCCTCTGAACCGGGTCTTCGACCTGGAGGAAGAGGGGGTCTTTGGTAGCCAAGCACCGACAGCCCTCGACAAGTTCGTGGGTACGGTGAAGGCTCTCAAGGAAGGTGAAAAGGAAGGGATGATCGGTGATCCTATCGAGAATCTCGTCATGAACTACACGTACCTGATCGACCAGAGTCTCAAGAACATCTCCCGCAAGAAGCTCTACAACTCACTGAAAGCCAATGGCATGGTGAGCGAGAAGAAGGGGACATCGGCATTCATGACCAGGGTACTGGGTAACCCGAAGGATCTTGCCAAACGCAACGATCTGATTTCGATTCGGGTGGATGGTAAGGCCCGGTATTATAAGGTCGAGGATAACGATGTGTTCCAGGCTCTCACGGAGCTTAACCATAAGGGGCTGAACAACACCGTCTTCCAGATCATGGGTGGACTCAAGCGAGGGCTCACCTTTGGTGTGACCGCTAACCCGTGGTTCCATGTTCGAAACATGACCAGGGACACCATGGCTACCGGTGTGATGAAGGACGGGTTCATTCCTGTTGTGGATACGGCTAAGGGGATGTGGGCTACTCTGCGGAATCATCCAGACGTTGTCGAGATGATGAGTCAGGGTGGTGGGTTCTCTGGTGGGTACTACCGTGCGGACAATCCACTGGGTGCTCAGAAGGCAATCAAGAAGGCAATGAAGGGCGAAGGTAAACTGGGCAAGCTCATGGAGCTCAGTGAGTCGGCAACGCGAGTTGCCCTCTACCAGAATACAAAAGCTCAAGGCAAGAGTTCCTTCGAGGCTGCTTTCGAAGCGAAGGACATCCTGGACTTCGGACTGAGCGGAGAGAGTGGATTCGTTGCTGTATTCACAAGAACGGTCCCATTCCTCAACGCTCGAATCCAGGGTCTGTACAAACTTGCTCGTGAAGCCCGTAAAGATAAACGGGCTCTGGGGATGATCCGCAAGCAGATCCTCTACAAAGGGGCAATGCTCTCGGCTCTGACCCTGGCACTCCACGCATGGAACACGGCACACGATGACGATGAAGACCGTAAGGTCAAGTATCGTGATCTGCCGTATCACCAGAAGTGGGGATACTACCATGTCTACGCCTTTGGAGAACGCTTCCAGATCCCGATGCCTTTCGAGGTAGGCGCGATCTTCAGTGGACTCCCAACTGCCATGGCAGAAGCTTGGCAGGAAGGTGAGTACGGTAGTGTCGGTAAGTTTGCCTGGAAGACCCTCCGGGAAACCTTCGCAGTTGGCTTTCCTCCTCTCATGGAGGAAGTCCTGGCCCAGACTGACGGTGAAGGGGGTGAGGACGGGTACACGGGGGCTCCTATTGTAAGTCGGAGCAAACAGAGTCTTGACCCTGACATGCAGTGGACTCACCGCACCAGCAAGACCGCTCGTGGCATTGGTAAACTCACTGGGTTTATTTCACCACAGCGCCTTGACCACTTCATCAACAGCCAATTCGCAACAGTGGGTCGTCTCGCTCTCACCCTGACGGACCACATTGTGATGCCGCACCTGATGTCCTTCCCAACCGATCCAGCCCTCGTAAAAGAGGACTACTACCTGCTCAATGGTGGAATGATGCGACACGACACTCCTGGGTACACCAAGCACTACGAACGGTTCTACGACCTCGCTGCCGAGGTAGACACAGCGTTCAGATCTTGGAGTGCAAAGGATGATCTTGAAGCTGACAACTACTATGACAACAACCAGGATAAGATCGAACTCCGACCACTGATGAATGCCTCAATGAAACAGGTGAGAGCCATCAATAAGGAAATCGATGCTATCCAACTTGATGAGGATATGACTGCCCAGGAGAAGCGGGAAGAGATCGACCTGTTAATCCTGGAGCGTCACGACATCATCAAGGAAACTATGAAGGAGTCACGAAGTGGTCGGTAAGATCCTTGGTGATCTGGTCGGGGGTCTGATGGCCCCCGTCACAGATTGGTTCCGACATCGGCAACGTATCAAAGAGGTGGAGGTTGAATCCAAGGTCAAGGTGACTGAGGCGAAAACCGAAGCTACCATTAATAAGATGCTCACCCAACAGCAGGGGGACATCGCCTGGGAGAACACCTCCATCAACCAGAGCGGGTGGAAGGATGAATGGTTTACCATTGTCCTTTCGATTCCTGCCATCCTCTGTTTCTTTCCAACCGGAGCAGGGTGGGTCACAGTCGGGTTTGCTGCCCTGGCTACCTGCCCACAGTGGTACCAATGGATGCTCGGCATCGCCGTAGGATCTGCTTTCGGTTACCGCAAGATCGCTGACTTCATGGCGCTCAAGAAGGGGGTGTAATGAATCCTGCTGAGATGGGCGAACTCCTGGTTCGCATTGACGAAAGGCTTATGTCTGTCCAGAGCAAGGTGGATGAGATTCATGCCAAAGCCAATAACGGTGGATGGAGTCGGTGCGCGACCAACCGGGCTCACATTGAGGATCTCAGGGGTGAGGTAGACACACTCCGGGGTAATCAGCGGAAGGTACTGTTCGGTGGACTGGCCGCTTTCATTGCTGGACTTGTGGGTATGGGATTCACGATGGTCAAGGAACTGCCCCCAGTTGTCCTACCATCCACTCCACCAGCCATTATCCAACCTGCCCAACCAGAGGGTGGTTCCTAATTCTCAATATTGAGAACTAAAGTCACCTATAGGTCACAAACACACACGAGGGACATAGCCAAATTATAGGCTATGTCCCTTTTTTTATTGAGTAAATTAGAGTGAGTGGTTCTGGACGCAGGGGTAACGAATCGAGCTTCTCAGATGTGAGCAGAAGGTACTGATAACACACGAGAAGTTCGCTATTGACAAAGGTTTGCGGAGTTGTTATATTTGCCCAGACTTGAAAAATTGAATTATTGCAGTAAGTCATGACGGGCCAAAAGTCACAAGAAAGTCACAATCAAACCGGGGTTTGTTACCCCACGAAAGGAGGTAGAATGGCAAAGGGGAAAATCGGGACACACGTAGCAAGCAAGCGGCACCGGGGCTGTTACACCTACCACGGCAGGGATGGCAAGACCTTCAGCTTCATGGTGAAGGTGGATGGTAAGAACAAGCGGTTCCAGGTGGGCAGGGAGGACAACGGATTCTCCCTTCAGATCGCTGAGGAGGAGCGGAATAAGATGCTTCAGAAGCTCAAACTGGGACAGGCCATCCCGGACAAGCTCGAAGCGATCACTTTCAGTCGGGCGTACAAGTTGTGGCTGGAGCACATGGAAAAGGTGGGAGCATCGGCTGTGCCGAACTACCAATCCAAGTACAACCAGCGGTTTAAGAAATGGTTCGCACATGAGCCCCTGGCGGCAATCACCCCAGGCAAGCTCCGGGTGTTTCAGAGGGCTTTGGTCAAGGAGGGGCACTACGCACCGACCACGATCAACGCCTTCATCAGCACGATCCGGAACCTGTACAAGTTTGCCCTTGGGGAGGGTCTGTACGCCGGGGCTAACCCGGCTGATCTGGTCAAACCTGTCAGCACCGAACCTACTGAGGAGGAATTGATGGAGGATGTCCGGACGTTCACGGATGAGGAAGTAGCCAAGCTGCTACGGTTCCTGTACAGACAAACTGAGGGGGTGGATGGACTCCGATGGGCCGAAGCTTACGCCCAGGTCTGCCTGGGCTTCTTCATGGGGTTCCGAGTCCATGAACTCACTGGGAACGGGAACCATAAGAAGGATGTGGGAGTGTGGTGGGACCGGATCGACTGGAAGGAAGGAACCCTCAAGTTCCTGCGAAAGGGTCCGAATGACGGGAAGTGGGCATGGTTCTACATGCCTGAGATCGTCAAGGACGCTATTAAATTGGTACAGTCCAAAAAACACGGATCGGCCAAATACACTGGTAAGGTGTTCCGGTTCAAATGGCACTCTCGACGACCAATCAATCAGGCCAGGGAACTGTTGTTTGGGGTCCAGAAGGGCAAGAGTAGGAAGGAGAGTGAATCCTTCCACAAGTTCCGACACACTCTGGCTACCAAACTCTATGAGGTGTCTGGGAACGAACGTCTGGTGAGTGTGATGCTCTCTCATACGATCCAGAAGAAGGGTGACCCAATCCAGATGGGAGCACTGATCACCCAGGACTACATCCACTTTGAGAAGACCCTCAAGGAGGAGGGGAAGAGGCTCATCGATGAGTGGGCTGCTCAGTTCCATCCTTGGGAGGATGACGGGGTCCACGCACCCAAGACAGCCCAGGTGATTCCCCTCTTCGGAAAGGTGGGCTAATGACAAAATACAAAGCTCTTAATGTGGTCGGCCAGGAAATTGGGACTGTGGACATGTCCGACGACATGTCCGTTGCATCCATCGAGATCGAGTGCATCCAGTGCTCTGAGATGATCACTGAAGTCGGTGAGTACCGGGAACTTGGTGATGGTTCGTGGGGCATGGATGCGTGGTGTAAGCATTGTGGTTTGCCCTTCTACGTGTTCCTTGGTGACCCCATCCACTAAGCCCTGGAACGCAAAAAAGCCCCCAACCCGGTTAAGGGAAGGGGGCTTTTCTATTAGATAGGTAGAATGATCGGAGTGAGGCAATGAGGACAAACTCCATCCTCACCGTCCAGGTAAGTGACGTAGGTCACGTAGCCGCATCTATGACACTTATAGCGGTGGGTCTTCATAGTAGAGTGTCCTACTTACGACTGAGGGCCGACACCCTTACGCCCAGGATTCTTTCCAAGTCTAAACGGAAATAGAGGGCAAGTTGGGCGAGTACACTTACGAACTTCAGTCACCTCCCACCCCATACACTCAAGGCAGTGAAGGCGAATGGCTTTGACAGGAGTCAGGTCCACTTCCTTTGGACCATCCTTTGTTGCAGTGAGATGTCGAACAGGCATTAAGCCTCCTTTCTCAGAATATTGTCAAACTTCCGGAACAGGATTTCACGCTGGCGTTCCCACTCTACACAGAACTCAAGCCACACCGGATCAAAGTTGAAAGGCCAGAGGAACCAACCCTTCTCCACAGGGTGCATACTGGTGGGAGCAACGAATCCCCTACCCTCAGTGCGTTCAACATAATGTAGCCCCAGGATGCAGCACTGGTGATGGCTGCTGCCTGGAACCCGTCTGCTCCACTTGCACTTGTAACAGGCATTCATGTGATTAGTCTTCATATTCATCCTCCTTGTAGACACCCGCCAACAGGTCGTATCTTGTTCCACATTCCGGGCATCTCCAAACAAGCTGGTGGTACCAGTGAGCGTAAACGTAGGCAGGAAACTCACTGAAGTGACCGCACTTGCAGGTGATACTTTTCTTTTCTTCAGTCATCCCCTTCGATCTCCTTATATTCGTAGACCCACTCGACACCATCCAATACAAGTTGAAGCTCTCCTCGACGGAGAACAGGTTCCCACCAGATCATCTTCTCGGAACCATCCGGATATGTTTTCACAGCCACGGGGTGCCAAGCAAACCAACGGTGCCATTCTGCCTTCCGCAGCACAGAACTCCTATGAATCCATTGCATCACTCATAGTCCCTGATGGCTACACCCACCGGAAAGATAGGCACACCATCTTCAGAGAGTTCCTGGTAACGTACTGTAATCTCCTCGCCAATCAGGTCATCGATATCGGTGAGGTATTTGCGTCTCTGCTCGAAGGTGCCACGAGGCACAACCTCAAACCGAACCACACCAGCCGGGTGCTCTTTCTTTTTGGCGTCAATGGCAACACCCTCTACAGTGAATACCACACACCCTTCCTGGTTCCCCTCGGAGGACCGCCCATCGATAATGATGAACTCATGGTCGATGAACTCCTTGTACTTCTGGAGGTTGTTGGACCGGTAAACGGTCTGATAACCACCCTTCCGGTTCCGGATGATGATCCCCTCAAAGCCGTGCTGCACGTAGAAGTCGTGGTACTGTCTTATCTCAGCTTCCCTGATCACAATCTGGCTGTTAGTCCACTTGACAGGACTGAGATCGGGTACTCCGTGCTCAAGGATCTTTTTCCAAAGGTAGTTGTATCTGTCGGCGTAATCTTCGTCACTAACCTTGTCGTAGACCCAGAACTCAAGCTTTGGAGTGTCGTCCTCTCTGAACTTCTTGACAGCACGGACGATGCGCTGGAAGGTCCACCCGTGGACGTAGAGTTCCCCGTCCCAGGTTTCCCCAACAGAAAGCAACTGGAGAAGGTGAGGGACCAGATGTTTCGTTACCTTGTCATAGCTTTTCCCCAGGCGGGATCTGAAGATCACCCTCGACTCACTGACCCGTCGAACCATACACCTCACTCCGTTCAGCTTGGGCTGAACGATGGCAGGGTACTCAATATGTTTCTTACGCTTCTCGAAGGGTTGAGCCAGCATCGGCAGGAGGAGGTCATCCATCTCCTGCTTGGTGGGAATGTGATCGAAGTATCCACCCTGAGTGAGTTGCTTGAGGTGCTTCGCCTTGGCTTCCTTCAGGGCTTGTTCGTAAGGGGTTGTCTCATTGGCTTTGCCAATGTTCTTGCCTTTGATCTTCTTGACGCTCTGGGTGAGTTTGCCGTCAACTTGCCCGTACTGAACTACCAGTAAGGCATACTCGTTGACGGGAGTCTCGTTGACTTCTACACGCCACCTCTGTGGCTTCCCCACCCTGGATAAGGTGTATATGGTGGGGAAAGTTTCACGTCGTTCCATCAAACTCCTTCCTGCGTTTTTCTCTTTCCAGATATCCGTACAGATCTGCCAAAAGAGGCTTAAGTTGGGGCCACTCACAGACCTGTCCCGAAAAGAGTCCTTTTGCAAAGGGCTCTAACCTTTTCATCAGAATGTCCAACTCACTCTCGCTCATCGGTCCCTCCAGTTGCATCCCAGTTGGACGGCTTTCTTGGTCGATTTATTTCGCAAGTAGACAAGGCCACAATGCTTACAGACCATCCACTTGCACCACTTGAACTTCACGGGAGTGTGTGGTTCGTAGACGTATTTGGGCATCACGGAATCCTCACTGGTGAGCCATCTGGGGTTTTCCACCCAAACCAAATGGCAAAGATGAGGAACACAAAGGAAATCAAACAGATGTCCTCATAGCCCTCCTGACGAACCCGCTTGCACCAGAAAAGGATGGGCCTGTCATTCTTGGTCCAACAGTCCGAGGCTTTGACCTCAAGCCTCTTATTGCCATAGACCATGGTCAGTAAATTGATCTTTGACATTATTCCTCCCGTCTCCAGTTTTCAGGAACCGGATTCCCTGTCTCCGCTTCGTACTGCTCGTCCATGATGGCTTTCACATCACCGTCAGCAGGACCGAAATCAGCCTCAACCCTAAACCAATGGAGGTACTCGTAGTCGTCAGGGACAGGGGGTTCTTCCCCCAGGCTGACCGTCACAGGGACGATCTCGAAGGAAGCCTTGGTGTGGCTTCTGTTGCGGTAACCCCGGAGATAATGCCCCAGGTGGAGTTTGGCATACCCTGGCGCGTGGTGGTATCGGGCTTCCCCCAAATTTGAAGTCAACTCGGAGTACATTCCACTCCCCGACAGGAACTCTTTGGTGGTCTTGTGCTGAATCACGTATAGGATTGTTTTCATCACACCTCCTCGTAAATCATTTCGAACTCATCCGTTGCGATTGGATAAGGATAACCGTGGGCATCCACTGCCAGATAACCATCAGGGCAATGCACTCGGCCCTCCCTGGTTTCCACTCCGAAAGGCCCGTCGATCCTCATTGCCTGAGTGAGGTGTTTCTTGCGGTACGTCACCCACGGTCCTCTTGGGATCGACTCCTTGGTGAAGAAGTGCGTCACACTGCCTCCCAGGTCTTGACAACCTTCTCGACCTGACGGACCTCGGTAACCATTCCGTCGTGATCACCCTCCTGGACCTCCCAGTACCAATCCGTGTAGTAGGAGCCTGAACGTCCATGGGCGAGGGAGTAGATCTTGCCATCAGCTTTCCACTTGAAGATGATGTCCTGGTGTTGCCATTTACCGTTATCCTCCCACTCGCTTTTTTCGATGATCTCGAAGAATTCACCGCCGTCTTCAAAGACGATGTCGTTGAGTTCCTCTTGGGTGAGTTTGACCTTATTTGCCATTTGTTTCCTCCTTTCAAATTGCATGTTTCACAGTGTCCCACACACTCTTCACTGACTGAGCGTACTCAGGGTCGCTCACCAATTCACTGAAGTCCTCACCGGCTGCAAGCCGTCTTCGGATCTCAGTCCCACTGTACTGCTTACTGCGCGGAACGATCATGGTTGTGAATCCACGCTCGTGGTAGACCCGACCGTCTCTCTCACTGCCTACGTAGAAATAAGGGTCAACACTCTCCACGTAAGGGAGCTTGAGAACTTGCATGATATGGAAGAGCCAGTAGTCATCATTGTCGGGGAAGTCCGGAATGCCCAAGACATGGACATACTGGAAGGTGTTCTTCACCCACTGATAACGAGTGGGGTAGGGGAAAGGGTTCTTAGCGGAAAGGGGAGCATTGATGCTCCCCAAGAGAATGACACACCGCTCTGTTCCACGTTCATGGAGCATCTGACGGATGATCTGCTCATGCCCCTTGTGGAAAGGTTGGCATCTGCCAACAAAGACTCCGACTCTAAGCAATGAGGTGCTCCTGGACCCGTCCCCGGATTTCCTCGAAAGTTGTGGTGTGGTAGCGGAGCCCGTTAATGCTCCGGATGGGCATAACCCCCCGCGACTCTTCCCACTTCTCCGGGACCGTCTCGAACTCACCATCCGAGTTCCGGATCAGGTTCAGCCGACCCTTTTTGCTCACCTTGTCAGGCTGATCCACAGGTTGCTTGAACACCGGTTGCCATTGGTTGCTCTTGCCAGCAACCGCACTGCACTTCATGGCGAACTTGCAGGTATCCCGGTTGATCTGCTGGAGCAGCCCACCACCCATACCAAAGGCAATATTGTCGATGCTGAGACGCTTCATCCGGAGGTTGAACAGGATGCGATTCAGGCTATCGCCGGTAATCCCGTCGCCTTGGATAACTCGAATTCGATCCGGAAGGACGTGGTAGCCCTTGCTATTGACCGTGAATCCGAACTTCTGCATGAGACGGCTGATCACCTCGACAGGTACGATGTGGGGATCTCCACTGTCCGGACGGACCACGATGGTGGACCCACTGGCACTGATCTCGGTATCCAGGTAAGGCCATTTGTTATCCACTGCGTCCCAGATATTGTACGAATCGCTGACCACAGCGATCAGTGGATAGTCTCCACCGAACTGGCTGATCATGTTTCGGAAGGCATCCATTTCTCGTCCTGGACCGCCCCAGGAGCAGATGGTGGAGTGCTCGGCAGCAGGGATTGAGTATCCTGCCATGGGCTCGTTGTAGTACCGTCTTGCAGCGAGAACCCCTTCCACCGTATCGGTGCCTTTGAAGTTGACGAGGTGGGCCATCCCACCCAGTCCAGCAGATTCCAGGGAACTCACCCCACGAGCACCGAAGTCGTGAAGTTTGAAGTCCAGGGACTCAATAGGAGCGTCACTCGACTCCTTCCAGTAGTTGTAGAGATCTCGCTTGCAGAAGTGGGAAAGGGTAGCCACCGTGGTGGGGTACCAGATTGCCCGGAGCAGAGCGGTTTCCACGTAGCTGGTGATCCAGGGAACTTCAGGGTCAGTGTTAATAATCTGAACAAGAACATTGCCAGTGGGAACCACCGAGCCCTCATCCACCGCCTGGATCAAAATAGGCATATAGCCCCGGTATCTGGCGAGGATGTATTCCCACCCTCCCCGATTGAACGGGAGGCCGTGAGCCTCCCAGAAGTCCTCTGCCTCATTGATATGAGCCTGGGTGAAGGGTTTGCTTAGGTACTCCTTCAGGAAGGCTTGCAGCCCGAAGAAAACCGTCTCAGGGTATTTTCCACCCCGTGCTTCGATATAGGAACTCACCCAGGCCACATCTTCAGGGTACTGCCTGTAATGACTCGCTTTGTAAGAGTCAGTATTCAGAATGGGGTTCATGATTCCTCCTTTCGTACAGTGGTGTGTGGGTTTCCCGGTCCTTCTGGAGGACGGACCCAACAGATCACGGGGTTGTGGTCGATGAACTCGTGACGCTCTGCGTCCTTCGCAAAGTGGTCGAGGTTGTAAGCCGCTTGCAGGAGTGACCCGTTGCCAATGGCGAGGTTGATTCCCTCACCATTTGTCTCGGCGTAGGTGTTGTTGAGGTACCTGCCTGAGCACCGTCCGCATGAGCAGGTGCGCTCTTCCTTGGCGAGTTTGAACACGTCCCAACAAGAGGGACAGCAGATCAGCTTCATGCTTCCTCACGTTTCTCGAAGCATTTGTTGAACCGATCCTCTGCTGCGACATACCGGACCAGAAGCTGACACCAGCCCACCTTCTCACTGGGGCACTTGCTCACATGCCTGGGAAGCTTCTGGTAATGCTTGCACTTCTTGCAGAAGTTCATTAGACCTCCTCATAGAAGACACTGAGCATAATGTAGCGGGTGTCTCCAATAGGAGTCTGCCGGACATGAGAGATGCGTATGTCCTTTCGCTCCCCAAAAACTTCATTAAACTTCATTTCCACGCTACTGAAGTACCCGTAATAAATTTTGACTTTCATTTTCTCACTCCTATCTGTTTAGCGAATTTCAGACGAACAGCATTCACTACTGGTTCTGGTATTTTGATCTTCTCCAGAGTGATGCCCCCAACGAGAATATCGCTGAGTTCCGTTGACCATTGTTTGTGGATTGTCCACCGATGTCTTGGAGTTGGCCGGTCCTCCTCGTAGTAGTAGGACAAGACCAACTCACAAGATTCCGGGTCGAACACAAAACCGTACCGTCTACGAGCGAGTTTATCTCCTCGTAGCAGGAAGGTTTCGATTGGTTTCATTTCACTTCGAGGGATTCCCAGATACGGTGTCTGATTTCAAACGGAAGAAGATTGGCATTTTGAAGACCTTGAACCCACTCGATCCAGTCCCGTAGCTCCTTGGTTGCGTAGAAGGTTTCCGTGCCGGAATCCTCCTTCTTGAGATGACAGAACCTCTTCTTAAACGCAGATTCAATTTCCGGCTCGGAAAGAGTGAGCACATACTTGTATGGTACGTGCATCCCCAATCTTCGATGTTTGTATCTATCGTAGAGGCAGTTTGTTACTCCTGCTTTTACAAGAAGATTCGCAACATCGAGCATCACATAGAAGACCCTCGGATGAGGGTCAGGTCTATGCTTCGCCCAATACTCTACGGAATGCTCGTAGAGCTTTTCGTGGTCAAGGATCACCCTTTCAAGACTCCTATCGGTTTGAGTTTTACTACCACGTCCACCAGATCCCCCTGGTGCCACATGACAGTATCAATATTTTTGTAGGCATCAGGGGCTTCGCCCAGGTCATACGCACCTTTCAGCTTACCCTTCTTCAGGGTTTTGAACCCGTCAAAGACAATGCCGTCCATCTTCCTCTCCTGCTCCATCCGGTCGAGTTCACGAGTAGCGGCCATCCGACCCTTCACTCGACCAGCACCGTGGGAGCAGGACTTGAAGGAGTCCGGGTTCCCCTTACCAGCGACGACGTAGGAGTGGGTTCCCATGGAACCGGGAATGATCCCCAGTTGTCCAGACTGGGCCGAAGTCGCGCCTTTCCGGTGAACCCACAGATCCTTGCCGAAGTGGTGCTCCAATGCCGCGTAGTTGTGGTGGATGTCGATCTCATCGACAACATCAATGTCCTCCCGGACAGGAGATCCAAGAACGTGGAAGAAAGCGAATTTGAAGGCATCCATCATGACCCTGCGGTTTTCCTTGGCAAAAGCCAGGGCGAAGTTCATGTCCCGGATGTAGGCTTGCCCCCACTTGTGATCGGTCGGCAGGTAAGCCAGATCTTTGTTGGGGATGTCTAGGTTGACGCAGTAGGTCTGGGCCAGTTCGTTGTAGTACTTGGCAATGGCGTACCCCAGGCCACGGGAACCGGAGTGGAGCATCATGTAGAGGTAACCCTCTTCATCCCGCTGAAGCTCCAGAAAGTGGTTCCCACCTCCCAGAGTTCCCATGCTGCACTTGAACCGATGCCAGTTAGAGCCCTTCATCCAGTCAGGACGCTCCTTGACCTTGTCCAGATACTCCACCCACTTGGGCCAGGAGACGGGGTCAGATCGAAACTTCCCCTCACCGACAGGAACCATGGTCTTGAGTCGGTTCAGGATTTCCTTGATTTGATAAGTGTGAACGAATTTGGCGTTGGTGCGGACCACACTCATCCCACAGCCGATGTCCACCCCCACCATGTTGGGGCTGATTGCGCCGTCCAGGGCAACCACACCGCCAATGGGCATCCCATATCCCTGGTGACAGTCGGGCATCACAGCCATGTGGTGGTAAGCCTTGGGGTGGGCAGTGCAAGCCTGGATCTGTTCCAGAGCGCCTTCCTCCAGTTTGTCCACTGGTAACCATGAGTAGGCAGGGATTCTGCCTGATGAAAACATGACCTTTTCCATAGTCCTCCTTTTCAATATTGAGAAGGAAGGGGCAAAAAATATATGCCCCTTCCAGTGGGTTGTTTATTCGGGCTTCCATGCAGGACCAGGGCTATCATCGATCCCGGTAGGGAGTCGGCCAATAGCGATACGTTCCTCGTGGTCCAGCATTGCCATGACGTTCCAGGCCGCAGCAGCGAGGTGATCCTCCGCATGGGGACGGCCACAGAGTTTGTCTGTGACCCATGTGAAGAGGTGACGCACGGCACTGTCGAAGTACCGCATGATCGGTTGGCCTTTCTCCCAGTTCCGGTCAGCGTACTTCTTGGCACCATTTTCGTAGTGGACTGCGATCCGCTTCAGAGCGAAGGGGCTGATCAGATCGTACCGGCCTTTCCCTTCTCGGCTATCTCGAATCGATCCACTATCGAACCCTTCTCGTTTCCCGCTGTCGGGGAGAACACAGTTATTCACGATTACTTCTCGTCCTTTCTGTCCCTCTCCACTGGGAGGGAGTTCGGGTTTCCAGTTACTGTACCCTACACACCCGAAGCACGGCTCATCCCGTAGAGAAACCTCTAAGTACCGACAGTTATCGCAGTTCCTCATACAGCGAACCTCACATAGTTGTACACCGCCTCTTCAGGTTTTCCCTTTCCAAGTGGTGTGTTGTAATGCTCCTTCCAATACTCAGCGAGTCGCTTCACACTGTTCTCTGTGATGATCCCATCAGCCTCAAACTGAAGTTGGAAATGGACCTTGGGAAGAGGGTCACTCACTCTCCGATAGTGAACCCTCGCCATGGCGATCTGGTAGGCGAGGTTGTGTCGAAGAGGATCAAGCTCAAAGTCACGCCCGATTTGCATGGCTGCATAGAGCGCACGTACCTTAGTTGCCAGATCCTTCTTGTACCGCAGGTAATTGTCCCAGATGTCTTCCTCAGTAGAGGGTTCCATCTGAACCACACCCTTGGCCGGTCCTGTACCAAGCTGCTTAATGTATGTTCCCATGTGGGATTCCTGAGCCATAGTGAGCATGATCAACTCCACTGCATCAGCAGAGAAGGGGATCTCAGGGTCCAGGTACATCAGGACATCCCGAACCAGATCTCGCATCTGGTCTTTGTCAATTGCCAATGTTACTCCCTTGTCACAATAACTTCGTTCGAGTAAGTCTTCCGGGGGAGGAGGGACTTGAAGGTGTCCCTCAGATCCTCCCCCGCCTTTTTCATGTTCTCTCGGTTGATCTTGATTTCCAGTGCTGCCGACTCCGCTTTCTGCTTGTAAGAAACGAGATTGGGGACGGCCACAGCGCCCAAGATCCCAATGATCGCAACCACAATCATCAGTTCGATCAAAGTGAATCCCTTCTGATTCAAGGCCACCTCCTAACTCAGGATGTTGGAGAGTGAGTCGATACCGAGAGTGATGAAGATCCCCGCAACAACGATGATCCCCACCATGACCCACTCCATAAAGCGTTCGATTGTCATGTTGGCCTCCTAAAAGAAGATGTAAACGATACAGGCAAGAGCAACCCAAAAGGGCCACGTTGCGGCCAAAGTTGCAATAACCATCACCGCACCCGCTCCGATGATGGCCCCAAGTGAGATAAAAATCCCTGCGACGTACTCCAGAATCATTTTCATAGTTCGCAAGCTCCTCCCTGACAGGCGAATTCTCTGCTCCCTTCAGTGAGGTCTTCGGTTTCGTATCGAGACAATTCACCAAAATTGATGTCAGGAAGAGCGTCAACAAGATCGTAGTAAGTCCTCGCATCTACCTCCTCATAAGGAGCAAGTTTGTAAACTGCGTCACTGCGAGGCATGAAGGTAAGACCGCAAATCTCATCCCAGTGTTTCCACACCCATGCACCCACTTCCAACCACTCATCCTCTCCCACATAGACCGTGCAAGAGGGGTTGTGTTCACACCAATGCTGTTTGAGCATCAGCCAGTACTCCAACTGCTCCAGAGCAGTGATTGCGCTGGCTACCTTCGCGTTGTCCGGAGACTTAACCGGGAACTCAAAGACCCAAGTGGATGGACTTACCGTGTCCTGTCCGACTTCAGGGCTACAGGGAACTCCCTGGTCAACAAGCATCTTCGCTACAGGATCTGTCGCAGAGACACGAACCCGGCGTACATAGAAAGGAGCAAAGCGAGGGTGAAGTCCGGATGCAGAGTCAACCAGTTGACTGACTGTTCCAGACGGCTTGACGGTCGTAATCGCTTTCGGCATCGGAATTCCAAGAATCTCCGACCACCTTTCCGCTGTTTCAATGGCCTCTCCTTTCATCTTGACAAGCCATGCCTTGGCCTTGTCCGACACCTCACTAAGAATTGGATGGTCCATAAGACCTGTGAGAGACACCCCAAGGAGTCGCTCCTCCTCGGTGTTCACTGTCCATGAACTCCCCAGAAATTTGAACGCAGTGAGTGTGGCCTGGACACAACCCAGGATGGTTGCGTATCGGACCTTCTTGAGAATTGTTTCAAGAGTGTCCTCAGCCCGAATGATCGCCTCGCTCAGGTTGCAGAACTGACCAGACGGACGGAGAATCACTTCCCCGCAAGGATTGCAGCCCCAAGCGAACCCTCCCTTTCGGCGTAGGGTGCGCTGCACAGCAACCTCTGCTGCTCTTCGATTGAAGATCCCCCGCTCTCCGGTCTGGGACTCCATGAGCTTGAGCCACTCACTCATGAACTTCCGCACTTGAGGCTTCTCGGTGTACGCCACCGAATTGTTGGACAGGGATCTCTGGGGGTTGAGAAGCCAGAACTCACCCGTCTTGGCCTTAGCCATCCGGTCATCGGACAGGTTGGTGAGGCAAATACAGGCAGACCGTCTCACACCTCCTACGACAACCACCTCAGCGATCTTGCAGCAGATGTCGTAACATTCCAGGCTCGTTAGCTTCCGTCCCTTGGCACTGAGAAAAATGCGTTTGGCGAATTCCAGAAGTTCCTGGAGGGGCTCAGGTCCACTGGCTCTGCCCCCGAAGGTCTTCAGCCGTGATCCAGCAGGACGGATTCGGGAGAGGTCGTACTCAAGCAACTCACCCTTATAGAGGGCGTTCATCCACTTGAGAAATCCCTCAGCCCATCCCTTCTTCGAATCAGAGAACACAACGGTGCGTTCTGGAGTGGAGAAGTAAGGCGGGACTTCAGGGAGTTGGTTGATCTCCTGCCGCTCCACACTGTACCCAACCCCAGTACCACAGAGCAGGATGTACAGGATCTCAGCGAAGCTTCGCACAGTATTGACTGCCTTGTAAGCACAGTTGTACCCGCAGATGTTTTCACGGGCCAAGGCAGGACCAGCAGTCCACAGGGTCCGCATGGACCCCATAACTTCGAGGTTGTAGATTGCACCGGTAGCCTCAAGGAATTCCACCTTAGCTGCATCGGGAATATCCTTGAGTTTACCGTCCAGGAAGAACTCTTGGTACCGAGCTACCGTGTCCTCCCACTCCTCTCTCCGAAGGAGTTCATCCAGCCACCGAGAATAGGTTCGCTTGTAGATGAACTCCTGGTACAGCGTTGGGAACATTACAGGGCCGGAAACATCTCCTTGAGGTTCTTGAGGGTCACCGACGTGTCCTCATGTTCCCGCTCCAGGGCATTCATCTTGATTGCCATGGCGATGAGTTCCGCTTTTCGCTCCTTCTGAATCCGCTCCAGCCGGGTACTCAGCCGACGAAAACCCCGCATCACGAAGTTGAAGTTTCTCCAGAAAAAGACCCGGCGTTTGATTGCGTGTTTCATTAGATCCCCCTTTCTTTGATGAGTTTCTTGGCATCCACGTAGGCACGTCGATGGCCGGTCACGTAGACAACCTTGGTTTTGGTGTGTTGGACATACCGGCGCTGCTCCCCAGTGGAGCCTCCAGGTACATCTCGATAGACCGCTTTCCGAATGGCTTTGGCTTTCTTTCCGTTCATAGGTATTCCTCCGTGATAATTTCAGCGACGTCTTGAAGCTCTTCGGCAAGATCTGTCAGATCATCCAGGGTCGGGTTGCTGGTACCCTTCATACGAAGGATCTCAGAAGCTTCGATAATTCTATCGACCTGTTGATCCAAAACCGCCCGATCCACGTTCCGTCTCCGATAGATGTTCTACGACAAGGATATGAGGGATTTTCACTTCCTGGATAACACCCTGTGCAATCCTATCTCCAGCCCTGACCATGTGGTGTGTCCGACCCAGGTTGATCAGCCCGACCATGATCGGACCCCGGTAATCTGAATCCACCGTCCCAGGTGCGTTGACCACTGTGATGCCGTGTTTCACTGCAAGACCAGACCGGGGTCTGACTTGGAGTTCCAGGCCAATCGGGATCTCACAAGCGAGTCCTGTTTCAAACAGGACAATCTCACCAGGAAGGATCTGGCCCCCGTCGAGCGCATGGAAATCAAACCCACTGGCACCAGGGGACTGATACACAGGGACGATGGCTCTCTTGTCCAACTGCTTGAAGTAAATGGTAGGTTGCATGTACCTCCTATTCCTTTGCCCAGGCATCCGGCAGCACTCCACCATCAGCCCATTTGAATCCGTTTTTGTCACACCACTTCGCATAAGTGGTCTTCGAGTTCCGATTGAGTCTGTTGTCAGCCTTCATAAAGACAAGCCGAAGATCCATCTCTGGGTGATCCCGCTTCACTAAGAGCATTTTGGTCCGATCAGAGCCTTTGAAATTCCCTTTGAACTCGATGTACATATACCCACCAGAGCGCTTTCGTTTCTTGATTCGGAAATCAGGTGTGTAGTTTTTCGCTGGTGGGATGTACTGGAACTTCTCCGGCTCATAGTCAAACTTGATCTTCTTTGCTTTCAGATCAGCAGCAAACTTGACTTCAGCCATGGAACGATAGCCTACAACATTGGCTACCCTCCGAGCATTGGCCTTTGTTCTTTGCCCCTTTGGGACGTTTTCCCAAAACTCAATCGCCTTTGCCAGTGAACGAAAAGAAGAGGGAATTCTAACACGCACCCTGCCACTCCGCGTATTGGTTGCAGAAGACATTGCATGAGCAGAACTGCTCACATCGCATCCGAGTCCCTGGCCGCTCTTCGATCTTCCACCCTTTCTTGAGTGGTTTGCCCGACGTTTCCTTCCATTCCGCATACTTCTCAAGGTCTTCCGGTGTATCAAGAACTCTCGCCGCACGTTTTGCTCCTGGTTCCATGATGGCGTACTTGGTGTCCTTCTCCCACATCTCCGAAGGAGTGCAGTAGGGGAGGTCATCATCAGCAAGACTCTCTGCCGCTACGTGCTGCCGCACCTTGCTGAAAAGAAACTCCTCTCTCTCTTCTAAAGTCCAGAGGGGAATATCGATTTCATGATACTTGTGACGAGGGTACTTTGGGTCGCGCATCATCTGGAATTTGTCCCACATGAAGTGCCAGAAGATGACCTTGATGGCGTTTACATCGTACCCTTCCTGGGACATGAACCATGCGTAGATGTTTAGCTGGTTCTCGAAGTCCTCGACATCTCCGAACATCGCCTTGTAGATGCTCGTAGATTTGTAATCGTAGAGTGTCCCGGAGGGTTTATGGAAAACATCGAGTTTTCCGACCACCTTCCTTCCGTGGATCTTGTCGAAGACACGAAATTCGTTCAGGAACTCACTCTTTCGGGGAGAACGGTAGAGCCACCTTTCCATCATGCTATGGAACCCGTTACCTTCAAGTGCCTTGGCCGAATCATCGATGGAAGTGAGCGGGATACGGTCCTTGTGTCGGGTCCGAAGCTGAACAATTCGAGGTGGAGTGATAAGCTCCGTCACGTAGTATGTGTTCCGTGGTTTAGTCCACGGTGTGTTATATGCCTCGAATGCCAGTCGGAGGGGTAAACAGTCTTGGATCTTTATTTCCTTTCAGAAGGGGAGGGGGGCAGATTCCCCCTCCCCGGTTGAGGGTTACCGCAAGTCGATCAGGGTGCCAGCGCCTCCCGTGACCTGGGGAAGCTTGCCGTCCCATCCGTTGACCTTGACGTACTCGACGTATTCAGGGGTGATCTGAGCCCGTTTCAGCATGATGGCTTTCGCCTCAGCTTCGGCAATGGAGGTGATCTCCTTGGCCTTGGCCTGGGCAGTGCGCTCGATCTCGTAGGCAACAGCATCGGTGGCCTGTTGTTTCTTCAGCCGGTCAGCGGTGGCCTCAGCGATCTCGTTCTCTCGCTGCTCGGCTTTCTGACGGGCGGCTTCCTTACGCTCGATACCGGCCTTGACCGAAGGCGGGAGAATCATGTCATTGAGCAGGAAAATGTCCACGTCCTGGAAGAGGACGGAGAATCGCTTCTGCATGATTTCCTCGACAGCATCCACGAAGGCTTTCTTGTCGCCGTAGATTTCCTCTGTGGCGCGTTGGGAACCAGCGTCGTTGAACGCCTCCCGCAGGTTGTTCCCGAAGTCGGAGTTCAGGACAGCGTTGATGTCCTTCTTGTAGAGTCGGTACGCCTCGGCAGACGCACCCTTTCGCATCTGGACAGTAGCCCCGACATCCACTTGGAACTTGAGCCCCTTGCTGCTGTTGAAGGTGAAAGCACCGGTGTTGGGGTCTTCAGTCACCCACTTGATGGTGGTTCGGGCCAGGGAGAAGGTCTTGCCGGTCCACTTCAGCGGGTTGTAAAACTGCCACCCGGTACCGTAGACCTGGATGGAGCCCTTGCCGTCACCCAGTTTGCTCACCAGGGCGAGTTCCTCGTTGGGATCGACGTGGGAAACTCCGCAAGCGGAGAGGGAAAAGGCCATCAGGATAGTCAGAGCGATCAAAAAAAGTCGTTTCATAGTGTGTTGTCCTCCTTTTTGGTTGGATTAGTAGAGTTTGTCGAGGATCTGAACGACGAGTTTGCAGAATCCCCAGACTGTGAGAGCCAGGACAGTGATCCCGGCAATCACAAGAACATCAACGGTTGCGTTCAGGAGGGGTGCAATGACCCCTCCGAACATAAGGATGGTTCCAATGAGCAGACCCACCCAGGCAGCAAGCTGCGTGAATGACATCAGTACGGGATGTCGTCGTCAGGAGCGTTGGCTCCAGGGCTATTCAGGTCACCTGTGGATGCTTCGGGGGCACCGACGTCGAGCTTGCCTTCCACAAACTTGACGAGCTCACCAGCAGTGGAGAGAACCTCGGAACGAATCAGATCGAAGGTCAAGGTCTTTTTGAAGACCTTACCGAACTGCTCGGCATTCCCCATGGCGTTAGCAACCATCCGTTCCGCAATGACGAGGCACTCAGTACGAGAGATCTCTTCAGGCTTACGGAACTGCCCACTCAGTCCTTTCCCGCCACCACCGGAGGTCTTGTTTCCTCCACCAGGAGTAGGGGGGCTGGACTGCCCACCAGAACCTCCACTGACATTCTGGAAGTCCGTCAGGTTCCAGTAGTTCTGGTCATCGAGGATAAAGGTGCATTCCACACCTTCACTCAACTCACTCTTGATCCGCTGGTAGAGAGGATTGTCTCCACCCTTCGGAAGTTTGGCGAACACGAACTTTGGAGCGATCTGCTTGTCCTGCCGGGTATTCCAGGCATGGACGAACACCCCATCACGGTTACCCGCTCTGGGATTCTTTCCGAATTCCACGTTCGTGATACGCACTTGCACTTGCTTCACTTGTTACACATCTCCTTCCAGTAGTTTGGGGTTGATCCACTCCGCTTTCGGAAGTTCTCGGAGTGCGTTGATGAATACCTGCCATTCAGGTAATCGGTGATTGATTCGCTGTGCCACGATGTTCCGAAGCACCTTGTAGTTGGCGTTGACCATGCGAGTCTGGAGGAATCCTTCAGGGAGATTCCGTTTCATGCGGAGGAAAATGGAGTCCATGGCTTCCCGATCACCACGGGTCTTCTCTCGTAGATAAACGGCTCTCAGGTCGTTGATGTATTCCAACTGGCAGACTGAGATTTCCTCATCCTCGAAGTCCCCCCGAACCAGATCCCGCTCCATGATGGTGTGCATGGTAGATTCGGACTGCTTGGTGGTCCCGATCCGGTAGGTGTCAAACTCCTGCCACCAGTACCGTGGTGCCTGGATAACAATCCAGACCTGGATGGATTCGAGGAACTTGTTGTGGCCCCCGTCCTTCTGGGCCAGCAGATCTGCCCGTTTGAGAAGCTTGTCTGCGACATGAGAGAGATCCCCGTGAGAAACCATGCTCAGATCCGTCACCCCATGGCTCAGACCCATCCCAAACAGGGCTTCCTCAAAGCCTTGTGCGGTTGCGACGTGTGCGTACATACACCTCCTTTCTTCTCAGATTTGAGAATGACAAGTGAAAAAAATTAAGCAGCCATCTTGTACTCCTCCAGCGACCCGTAGTCGTCTCCGACTTCAACGTCACCATCGAGCGGCACGTTGAACTCGAACCCCCAGAACTGCTCGATCAACTGAGGCAACTCTCTGAAGGTATTGACACAGATCTCAGCGATAGTGGGAATCTCAGATTCCACAGCATCGATGACAATCGAATCGTGAACCTGGAGGGTCATCAGGGACCGAAGTCCCTTCGCTTTCATCCTCTTGTGGATCACAACCATGGCAAGCGGAGTAATGTCAGCAGTGGCGAACGACTGAACCGGGTAATTCTTGATAGCCGTTACCGAATAAACCTCACTCCTACGGTTCGGTGGAAGAATGGGAAATTGGAAGAACCGACCGGAGGGGTTAACGAGCTTCCCTTTGTTTCGGTTGGTAATCGCAATATTCTTCTCCTGCCACTCCTTCAAGACAGCATACTTCTCGTAGTACTCATCAACGATGCGTTGCCACTTCTTCTTGCTGTAGTTAGGCATCTTTGCGTCCATGTACATCCCGTAAGCAGACCCACCGTAGAGTAAACGAAATCCGAAGATCTTAGCCGTGGTACGGAGCTTCTTGAACTCCGCAGGGTCACCATTGGGATCAGCGCCAAAGAATCTGATCGCGTTGTCAGTGTGATAGTCCACACCGTCGATGATCTCCTGCATCGCCACTGGATCTTGGGACATGAATGCAGCCACTCGCCACTCCAACTGGGCAAGGTCAGCATTCAGGATCTTATCGAACCTTGGGATGATGGTTTTTTTGATGGGCGAGGTGCCTTTGCGAGGCAGATTCTGCCCATTCGGGTTTGACGAACTCAGCCTCCCCGTGGCGGCAATCGTTTGATTGAAGCTCGGATGGATCAGCCCGTCGTGTTGGACTTTGTTGATGAGCCCTGTACCTTCACCGGACCCGATGAAAGTCTCCTTTGCCTTTGCGACGACACTCCTCTCTTCGAGGAGTCTCTTGATAGCCTTCAGCTTTTTGTTTTTGCACTTGAGACGGAACAGGGTGTCCTTGTCAGTGCGGTAAAATCCCTCCTTTTTGAGTTCAGATCCTTTTGGAGGCTCAAACCCCACACCAGCTATCGGAACGTCCACCTTCACCTTACGGGTTTTCACAATCAGTTCCTTCAACGTCCTGGTCTTGTACTTGATCACAGGCTGCTTCTTCGGATCTGCATAGTGGAACACATAAGGTTCCTTGATTTTGACGTTGCGGGTGGTGACGTAGGGTTGGACATCGTCCTGTTTGAGCACTCCACCAAATAACCACGCACTGAGCTCATCCCCAGACCCCAGGTTGAATCTTGCACCGAAGTGAGTGAATAGCTCGTTCTCGATAGCCTCAAGCTGATCGTCCAATTCCTTGACGTATCGTTGAGCACGTTGGGGGTGAAACTTAGCCCCGTTCATTTCCATCTCGGCCAGGACGCGCATCAACTCCATTTGGAGTGACACAATCTTGGACATCCCCAACTGGTTGATGTTAACGACCTGTCGCTGGAAAATGGCGAGTGTGTTGATACAGTCCTGGAGCAAGTAGGGATCGAGGATCTCGATTGGGATTTCGTCGGTTTCATACCCGCTATCCCAGAACATCTTGACCCGGTCGATCTTTGGGGCGATCTCGTATCGCTCTGATGTAGCAGCGAGAGTGTACGGGATCTTCTGCTGTCCATTCAGCAGATACTCAGCTACCTGAGTACAAAACAACTTGCAGTGGTCAAATCTGACCCCAATGGAAGCAAGCCACTGGAGATCAAATTTAAGGTTATGCCCCACGATACGGTGGGATAAGTTAATCTCAGCTTGAATTTCAGCGATGGCCTGGGCCTGATCAATGTTGTGGAGATCCCGGTGGTTGAAGTACCACGTCTTCTTAAATCCCCACTCGTCTACGATCCCCACACTAACCAGGAACGCACCCTTCTGCCAGGGCCGAAATACAGGCAACTTACTCGTCTCTACGTCAAGGCCAATATTGCGTTGCACATTAGACCCCCCAACCTCTCAAGGTTGTGAGGATCGCCTCTTTGACCTTGTCCACCTTGTTGCCGTTGAAGTGAGTTTTCCTTTCCGGGTTCCAAGGTTGCGGATAGAGCACTGCGGTACCGCCATGCTCCTTCCATTTGATGTAGTTGCCTTCGAAGTCATCATCGATGAGCAGTTTGCCAGGACCGGCTACGTGGTGCTTGGAACCACCAATGAGATATCGGCCCTCTTTGAAAAGGGTGGGCATCTCCCGCATGATCCACTGCTGTTTGCCAGTGGCACGGTTCAGCGTGGGCTTTGTGAGGACCACGATGGGAACCCCCAAGGTCTTGAGCCAGGAATAGAACTCTTTGCCCTCTGAGGTCCACTTGAGATCCTTCCAGAACTCCTCAGTGAGTCCCTTCCAGAACGCTGACTTGCTCATCCCAGTGACTTCCAGGATTGACTGGTAGTGGTTCATCAGGTCGTAGCTGGTATCCAGCCCGTACCAATCGATAACCCCCTGGATGAAGTCCACAACGACTCCATCCAGATCCAAAAAGATAGTAGGGTTCATCACTCTCCTTTCCGAAGGATCTCCACCTCCACCCCAAAAATGCAGTACGAACTCAGCGGGTCCAGAGGGGCGTGGCCGACTAAGGCCAGAAGGTGACGACCTTCCCAGTGGCACCGCTGGACATCCGTCACCACAAGCTGCCGAAAACGGAGATCATAAGATGCGTCGAAGTGTGCACTGGTCCGAAAGACTTTCAGAATACGAACCAGATCCCCAGGTTTTGGTATATCAGTGTTGATTTTCATCCTTTGACAATCTCCTTTTCCAGAGGGGTGAGTTTGGTTTTGTACTCGAACATGAACTGGTCGCCACGAGCGAACCGGGCCGACGACTGGGTCTGGGCGGCAAACTCAGCACGTTCACGAGCTTTCCGACGGCCCTCCTTCTTGAGAAAGATGTCCCCGGCATCCCGATTGCACTTGGACCGACCACGGTGCATCCCCCCGTCCTTGATCAGGAGACAGATGGTTTCCACGGGGTTCCCCTTCTTGTCCCGCTTGTAGTAGTAGATGACCTTCTCGATCTGTTCCGGATCACACAGGTCATCGGCATGGATCAGGTGGGTTGCCCCGGTGGGAAGCTGGATGAAAACCTTGCTGGTGCCCACAGCATCGTTGCCCACGGCGCATCGAACAATCTTGTTCCGGAGGGCTTTCAAGGCATCCGTGAGGGGGATGCCAGCAGCCTGGGAATTTCGGAATCCGATCACGAAAGCGTGTTCACCGTCTTTGAAGCGATTCTTGGAGGTTTCAACCTTCCGTAGGTCGTCCAGGTAGATGGTGTAGATTGCTCCGTCGAAATCCACCCGAGCGCCGTCCCTGCTGTAGACGGGGTAGGTGTCGAGGACTTTGCCTTCCTTCCCAGGAAGCCGCTTCATCTCAGGACACACCGAGTACAGAATATTGGACATGTCAAGATCCTTGACGGCCACCCTGTCTCCTTTATTGAACTCAATCATCAGCATTTCTCCTTTCTTTTTTGGCTTTGTGTTTTGCTTCGAGCTTCGCCTGACGCTTTGCTCTCCGCTCCTTGTTCTTCTCCGCTCGTTTCTCCAGCTTGTACTGGCGACGGGCGGGAGTATCATTGGGCTTCTTGCTGTTCTTCTGCTTTCCTGCCAACTGACTCTCCTTATGCTCAAATGTGAGAAGTAAATGGTAAAAAATCAAACAGAAACGTACCGGGACGTGTTAACATCCAGCCTACAGACGAGTCTTCCCTTTTGCCCAGTGAGTTTGTTCTTCGGCAGGTTGATGTACCGCATCTCTTCCATACCCGGATCGTCTTTCATCCCTACGCCAATGATGTAGTCACATGCGCCAGGAATACCCACCTTGCTGGAATCGATGTTGTTCATTGTGAGCCATTGTTTGTTCTCAGCCTGACTGTCTGCCTGTCCGATGGAGATGAAGATTGTTTCATACTTCCCTGCGAGTTTCCGGTAGGTCTTGTATAGCTTTGTAAGCTTGTCCGTCCCGGACATATCACCAGGGATTGAAACATTCGGCCCCTGGTCAACAAACACCGCACGGGGTCTGAACTCACTGATGTACTGTTCGACCTGCGAGATGTGTGTGACTCCACCAATGACTTCAATCCGATCACCACCTCGTTCGCTCCAAATTCTCCTTGCCTCTTCTCGGTTTCCGTCGAGAAATTGGATCGGTTGCCCGATCATGGAAACCCAGATGCGAAGTGCAATACGCCGCTTGTCCTCTTCATTGTTGAGGTAGAGGATGATGTCGGAGGTGTCACGCACTTGATAAGCAAAGGCAGATGCCATCGCTGAAGCAAACGAAGTCTTACCTGTCTCCGGACGTGCAAAGATGTGGCCCAGTGTGCCTGGGTAGATAGGCCCAAGGAGGGACCGCAGATCCCTCAAAGGTGTGTAGAGCCCGTTCTTGAACGTCTCATCGAGTAGGTAATCCAGATCCATATTGCACCGGTTATCGTCCTGATCACCGGTCTTACTCATCTTCTCAAGACCCTCTTCGAGAATTTCCTTCATTTTCTCGATGACCCCTGTGGACTCCCCATTGAGACACGGGAGTCCGACAGCACAAAGCTTTCCGACGTAATATTGCTCAACTACGTCCCTCAGTGCGTCTTCCAATAGGTCGGGATTTGAGATGTCAAGGTGTTGGATCTGGTCGAACAGAACGTCAAAGACATCTTTGTCCTTGAGTGCTGGATGCTGCTGGTGGAAAAAGACCCTCAGTTCATCCACTGAGATGGCCTTTTGTTCAGGATACCGCTTGTAGTACTGCTGGATAGCTGTCAAGATCTGTTTGATTTCACGCTCAGTGTCCTTAAGCCCGTGGAGGGCTGGACCGTAGCGGAGGTACGCATCGTGATCCAGCAGCCCACGGAGACAGACTACCTGTTTTTCCAAAGTTTACGCTTCTTGCCTCCTTTCCACTCCTTGTTTTTTCGCTGTGTGCCGAGCCCCTTCCGCAGATCCCGGAGCTTGACGATGGTGGCCGAGTCCAGGTTCTCCCACAGAGGGTTGTGCATCGGGTCGATTTTTCGCCAAATGGGGCACGGAAGCCCCATAACATGGGCGATCCCCTTTGGAGGGGCTTTCCGGAGCTTCGGAAAGCTCATTTTGGGTTTGCCCTTCGGCTCCTTGGGAGCGTGAATGAAGTCACACTCCCGGTTCCCGCAACGGTTACACTCTTTCATAATCCTCCTTGTTCTCAGATTTGATAAGTTGAAGGTAAAAAAACACAGACCCTCAAGGGTCTGTTAGTTAATTACTATTTCCCGAAACCAGATATAATATAATCACATCTGGTAAGTTGTCAAGGGGTGAAACCCGATTTTTTTTAGCGCACCATCATGGCTCGGCATTTTTGCCCGTTGGAGTACGCCATATCCCGCAGGTGGTACGGGTCAGCTTCGTATCTCACTTGATCGATATGATCGATCATGCACTGTTCCAGAAACGCCACCCCCATCTGCTCCGCAAGGGTAAACGATTCACGGGTCTGGGAAACCCCACGGGTTTTCTTGATGTCCTGGGCTCTCATTCCGATAAAGCCCATATTGAGATGATCCGTGATCTCAGCGATATGTTTCCTCGCATTGGGAACGAACCGGCAGATCTGAGACGAAACCGTTTTTCGTGCGACGAGGCTCTTCTCGAAATAGTGGATTGCCTGTTCACGGGAGCAGCCGGTCTTGTTCATCCGGTCGGTGATCGCACGTTCCCGGTACAGCTTGGCACCCTGCTCCGGATCGTTGATCTCGATGAACCGGACCCGGACCAGATCGGCCATCCAGCTTGCGAACTTGGGGCTGAGGAAAGCCGCATACTGGACAGCGATCTTCCAGTGAGCGTAGGTTCCACCACCTCGACCAGGGATAGATCGTAAAAGGTAAGATTCCTTACCTTTTATTTCCTCCCGAATTTGTTCGATAAACTCCACAGTCCCATCCGTTTTCAGGAAGTGGACGGGTTTCTTGGCCTGACGAGATCCGTCCGCTTTCCACATGTCCGTCAGGCTCACCAGGACATCGTCCTCGAAGGTGATCTCGATGCCGTTGAAGACGGCGGGACCATCCGGCGTGACTTCCGGATCGGGCAGGGGGATGCCCTCCTTCTGGCAATAGGATCGAAATTCCGAAACGAAATTGGTACGACACTTCCCCGTCTCGGCTAAGGCCAGGACACCCTCCGGGGTCACCACATGAATCGCCTGGGCCGTGGAGGGCAGCTTGATTTTGGTGTGGGTAAGCTCCGGGATGGACCTGACCCTGGATGCCGCAGAGTAGCGGGTGAACCCCATGGGCATCATGAGATCTCCCACAGAGTAAAGCGGGGTGTTGTCCTCGGCCAGTACCAGATTGATTTCACGCACGTTGTAGCCACAAATAGTCACGTTCTTCAGCATAATTCACCTCCTACAGTTTGAGTAAGTAACCACGTTTCCATGATGTCGATAGTCAGATTGTTCCAGAAGGTCCGGTCCACTTGTTCTGGGAATTTGGAGAGAGAGGCCATACACTCCACCCGGCCCATCATTTCCTCCAGGTGGGGTTGAACCCAGGAGGTCCAGTCCAGTGAGCCTTCCTTCACTTTCCGCAGATAAGCCGCATCAGCGAGTGGAAAGGCCAGATCCCCGGACCCAAAGATTTCCACCAGTTGGTAAGCCGCACGGAGTGCGTGGGATACTGCCTTCCAGTCGATGCCCTGATTCTTCTTCGCCAGTTCTGCCCGGTGACCGTATTGATCATAGGACTTCTTGATCGAAGCGTAGACTTCTCGAATCTTGACTGTCTCCATAAACTTCTTCCCACAGACCTGATACATGCGATAAGGAGTTCGATCAGTCGGATCAAGACGATGAATATGATCACCATCAGGAAGATCATCCCATACGTCTCGAAGTTTGGTATCACGTTCATAATCATACAGAATCTCCTTCTGGATATAGGCCATCAGGTATTCAAGGACGTCTTGCATGGCTGCAAGGCGACTGCCTTTGACCCCGTACTTGGCCGCTTGTTTACGGGCATACCCGACGAACGCCTTCATATTTCTGCTGTAGCTCATGTGACGGTTGCGGTGCAGCCGTTCCCACTCATCCGTCCACACGAGAGCTTGATCCTTTCGGACATGGATCATGTCGATAGCCGACGTTTCACCCTGGACCAGAAGGTCCACAAAGTAGGGGAGAGAATAAAGTTGAAAGTCAATGTCTTCCTTGCTGTTCTTCCCCTCTCCGACCTTGGTGTTTCGAGTGATAGTCTTGGGGATCTTCCCGATCAGGATCTGCTCCTTTGTCGGCAGATACACCCCCTTGTAGTCCAGATCCGACTCCGGAGTGGATGTACCGTAGAGATGCGATCCAAACGGTGTCAGAAAAATCACCGTGCCATTAATGTCCGAGTCCAATTGTGATGTACCCCCTTTCCGCACCTTCTCGTGCAACTTCATAGATTTTTTTATGGTCTGCGCCCTCTTGGTCACAGGGGCACAGGCCGAGTTCATCACCCGGAAAAACCATGCGGCAGATACGAGCACAGGTATTCCCCGGCACAAAGACAAACGGACATTCCCCTCTGCGGACCTTCTTTGGGTACGCCAACCACGTCTTCAGTCCGTCGATCTCCTCTGGAGTGAGTTGAATTCTCATGCCTTCCACCCGATCTTCTTGCTCAGGGCGGGGTTGAAACCCCCCATTGCGGAGAATCGCTCTATGATGGTGTTCATGATGGCACATTCCTGCTCCACGACTTTCTCCCAGTCCTTCCTGGGAAGACCATCATTGATGGCATTCAGTCCGGGGGAGGGTAGAAACCGATACCATCGGGCCAGCTCCCTGTGACTCGCCGTATTCACTTCTTCCAGTGTGGGATATTTCATTTATCCTCCTTATGACCTCAGTTTACGTTGCAATTCCTTGAGCTTTTCGCAGAACAAGTCCACATGCCTGGAAGTGTGAAAGCAGAAGTACCCTCGCAATTTTTCATCATCGAGTGACCCCAAGTAAATCGCAGGGGAATCATCCGTTTCCATGAGAGTGAGCTTTCCGTCATCACCATCGTCAAGTTCCAGAACCATGTCGTAGGCACCACCCCAGGTGTGCCGGTGTTTTGGGATAGCAGAGTCATACATATCTGGGTCGTCATACTCATTTACCCACTTCCCTTTCTTACGTCCTCCCATTCAGTCCTCCTTCCAGAAAACTTTCGATCTCTTCCTCGTTGTAATATTTTGGATCTTTCGGTGAGTAGACTCTCCGGACTGGTAGCCCAAACGCTCTGAGACGCTTCAGGACGCGCAGTGTGTAGAGGCTCTTGTCAGGGTCCAGCCAGATCACGATTTCATCATATCGTTCACGTAGCTTGACCACGAGGGCATCGGGGACGTAGGCGTAGAGGAGTCCGATACAGTTGCTCACCCGTCCCACCTTGATAGCAGACAGGATGTCCTCGACCATGACGATTCGACCAGAGGTGACACGAGGTTCGTTCCGAAAGTAGGTGTCCTCACGACCCACTTGTTTCTGGTTGACGTACTTCTCCATGCTCTCGTCTTTGCCTACATACCTGCCTTGCCAGTAAATCAGCTTTCGTCCTTGGTACACCGGCAGGATCACTCTGCCGTAGGACTTGCTCCACCCAATACCAAAGAAGGAGATCTCATAATCAGTGATCCCTACACGGTAGAGCCACACCAGACCCTCTGGAGGGATCTCCGTGGTGAAGTCTTTGGGTAGCTGAACTTGGCGTACCAGAGTGGATTGCTTTCGCTGTTGCGCTCGAAAGAGCGCTGCCACTTTCGATGGCGGCAAACCATGTACCGGCTTGAACCCCTTGAGTTTGCACCGATGGCAATAGTACGCCCACCCGCTGTTGGTCTTAGTTACTACCAGACAGGTATCTTTGCCGTCGCTGCACCCTTCGTGAAGATACCGAAGCGTCACGTCCTGGGGTGCATCAACGTCGAAGTACCGCTCGTCAAGTTGCATCGTAGCATCTCTCCCGAAGCTGTTTGCGGAGAATCCACCCAAACGTCTCGGTTTCCTTGTGAAGCACCGGGGGCATCACCTTGTGGGGTTCCCCATTGGGAATGAACAGACTACCTGCATTGCAAGCCTGACAACGGACACTCGGGGCTGTCCAACACCCGGTCGCACACCGATCACAAATAGACATAGTCGCTTTCCTCCTTCTTAGATATGAGAAGTTAAAGAGAAAAAAAGAGGAGAGGTGCCAACCCCTCCTCACACGAAACCACTTTTGTTACATCTCTCCATCCTTTGCCTCTGGATATTTTTCGAGCAGCATTTGGTATCGGGTGAGCGCATCATTTATGTGTCGCCTGAGCTTACCCAATTCCTCTTGATCATCCAGAGAGATCTTATTCAAGCGGAATAGCGCACCCTCAGTGTTGATCCCGTCCTCTGCCACCTCAACACTAAGGGTGTTATCATCGAACTGAAAAGTGATTTCCTGGCTGGTCATTAAGCCTCCATTTCATTGACCAGGGCTTCCCGAAACAACTTGCCAAAAGACGTCAGACTCACGAGGTGACGTTGGGGAAGGTCAGGATCTCGATCCACTGTCAGGGGACCGGGAACCCGCTTTCCTGCTGCGTTTCTGCGCTCGTGCTCGTCTGTGAGCCTCGCAACATATCTGTTGATAGAGCTTACTGGCATCGTCGGATCGTTATTTGCCCCGATTTGGTTTTTTGTAATCCCTTCCTCGACCATGACCTCCAGCAGACAAATTAACTGGGGGTAGGGGAGGTCACCGAATTCCTTGCGGATGAGCTTGCAAGCAGTGAGAACATTCTTGATGGCCTTTTTCTTTTGGATCTCCATTCTTGACTCCCTTTCTGGTGAGTGCGTAGTAGCTCTCTGGCTATTAGTTGCAGAGCAACGTACTGTACCTTCTCACATCTCCGTATGTCAAGGTGTACCATTTATGGGAGATCGACCTAAGTGAGCGTCTGCCTCCTTCCGTCTTCCAAAGGTTCTAAATCACTGGGTTCCGACCTGATTAGGAAATACTTAACAATGCCAGAATATTTTGTTAAGTCCCATTCTGGTCCTAATCCGGTCCTATAAGGTAAACCGTTGAAGATACTCAATAAGGGACACACTTGGGTTGTTCATGCCAAGCTTTTTTCTGATGGAGGTACTATGATTTTTTACCGTATGCTCAGACACATCGAGGATCTCGGCAACCTCCTTTCTCCGATGACCCGCTTGGTAGAGCCGAGCCACCTCCAGTTCAGTGTCAGTGAGTGTGGTCTGGAGCCTGGGCCTACCTGCCAGGATCTCAGCCAGCACTTTCTTTCTCGACTTGCACTCATACGGGCTTCGGTTCCCATATTTGCCGCAGATTGCCTTGCAGTGAGTTTCCATCATATCCAGTGTCTTGAGTTGGGCATCCCGTATCAGCCCCTCCCGCGCCTCAGCTAAGAGGGTCAGTGTGGTCTGTACATCCTTGGTGCGTTGTTCTGCTTGAGTGAGTACGGTGTGGTCGTAGGATGCGGCGATGTACCCGCCTGAGACTGCCCAGATGCGCCTTTCGACAACCATCTCAACACCTGGGGGCTGAAGGAGCGCAGGATCACTGACCCCGGTCCTTTCTGCTTGCCGCAGTTGACTCTTCGTGGCCTCTCTCTGCTCCCCAGGAAACCTGTCAAGGTAATTAGTGTTAATGAACTCAAGGCCAAAGTATTTTTGGACATATGGGTTGTACCAGAGGATGGTCAGATCCTTGTCCAAGATGGTGACCCCAGTGGTCTGACTGTGGTAAGTAACCAGCAAGAACAGTTCGTACCCTTCGCCTACGTCTCGTAGCACCTTGGACATTGCCTCTCTGAGTTTTTCCATGACCTGGACCCTTTCCGTTGAGAGTTCAACTCACTGGAAATATGATATAAATTACAGGCGGTAGGTCAACCCCTAATCAACAAAAAGATCCTTGTATTTGCCCTTTCGTCGGTAAGGTTCCAGTCGTTTGACACGTTTTCGGACACGTCGTTTGGGCGTTTTGTCGTTGATGACAATTTTCTGGTCGTGTACATAGATTATTTGCATCGATCCTCCTTATCGAGTGTGTGTGACAGATCCGGTCACAGTGGACCGGACCCGCCACGAAATGAGCTTATCTGACCCGCAGAATACAGACCTGGGGAAAATCCAGGTCGGGATTGGCCCCCAGTTTGATGTCCTGCTTGGAGGCTCGGTGGATAGCGGTCCCCGCCTTATCCGAGACGGTGACCAGATCCCCATCCGGTGCGGAAATGAAGATGGGCTGATCCTTGGACTTGTCGAATTGGAACGGGCCTCGAACCCGAACCTCAACCTTCTTGGCATCGGTCAGTTCCTGAAACGCCTTGACCTTGGCTCTGACCTGGGCCGCACTTTCGATGGTGAATCGATGCTCTTTCATGTTTACCTCCCATAGAGTTTGTTCAGGGGATGATCATCAGAGTGGATAACGCCGTTGTAACGATTCATCCTGGCCTGTAGAGATCGGCCCCAGTGAGAGAGCCCACGGCCTTTCTCCACAATTAAAAACCAGATTTCATCCGTCGCAAAAGTCGCCCCGTAAATCCTAAAATCCGATGTTGACAGATTCCATAGCTCAAGAAACCTGATGTAAAACATGTCTTCTCCTTGGTTACACGTCCATGCTGGTTTTGGCCCGTTTCAGATTGTAGACGCTGACTTCGTCCCGCACCTCTTCCAGAAAAACCGGTGCGGCAACACTGTCAACCTGGGCACGTCTCGCCAGTGGCTCCTCCTTACCAGGGAATATACCCCAGAGTGTGAAGATACGAAATGTATCGGTCACGTTCATCGAGTGAGTCGAAGTCACGAGAGCAGCAGGTAATCTGCACCTTGAACGGATCGCGTGAGATTATCCAGTCCTCCTTGTATTGACGTTCCAGTTTCCCTCGTGGACTGCCACCGAATAGCTTCCACTGGTGCTCGTTACTCAGGATGCACCACTTGGTGTGGACCGTCTGAAGTTCGTGAATTACTCTTGGGAGTGAGGCGTTGTTGAGGAGGTTGCTCTCCAGTGAGAAAATAATCTGAACACTGAGATCTGTATCTGAGCGCTCGTTGATCATGTAGCTTTTCCGTGCTGTCCAGGCCATGGACTCCTCCTTATTCGATGATATCGATCCGCAGCTTTCCCTGGATGATCTTGGTTCGAATCTGGGACAAGAGCCCGAACGCATCCAACATGTAGACACCAGGAACCTCCTGGACCTTCGAGATGGCGGCGGCAAGCTGGTGCTCCAGCAGGGGCACCGATGGGCCAGGATCAATCTCGTCGGCAATGCGGCGAAGATCCGCTTCCACCTTCGGAGAATCTTTGTTGAATTTCAGATGATCGGCCAGCACTCGAAGTACCCGTGCATCGTTTTTGGTCAGCGGCACTTTACACCTCCCTTTTTCATCCTGTCCACAATGTGGGTCAGGGCACTAATGGTCAAATCATCTTTCATCCCATTAAGCCTCTGGACCCAATCAATCTGTCGGGCGAGTTCTTTGTAGCCATCAATAGTTGGCCCGTTTTGAATCTCTTCAAGCAGTGCGGGTTCCACAGTACCTCCTCGATTTAGTAGGTTTTGAGCGAAGTAGGGGAGGAGCCATCCAAAGAGCCAGGGTTTGGCAAGAACCCTGCTGAGATGCTCCTCCGGTCCTCCCCATCACTTCTTGGCACTCAGGGAGTCACACGTTGCCTGGGCAGGACCACCCCGCCCCGTGGAGGTTCCCTTGCACCCTCTGCGGGTTTACACGGCAATCTTGAGTAGGGACTTGAGCCCCTTCTGCATCAGTTGATCACCGGACCCCATGGTCACGGAGGTGAATTTGACCTCCTCCGGATCACGGTCACCCCGGACACGAGTGGACCGATGGTGATTCACCCACTCCGTCAGGGCATTCAGCGATCCCCATCCGGTTCCACGGACACCGGGATGATTTGCGCCCTGGCCGTCGTGGAGTAGCTCGATGAAGGTTTCCACGGTATTCTCGTGGATGGACGCACTGCGTTTGCTGTCCTTCTGGGGAGCAGGGAGAAGCCCAGTGAACCATTCCAGCGCTTGTTTTTCAGGATGTCGGAAGCGAGTGAGCACCCGCAGGGCATCCTGGAACTTGGTGAGTTCCCGGTTGTAGTAGGCCAGCATCTTGGTGGCCGTCTCCATCCGAGAAAGAACATTCACGGTGTGCTTCAGGGAAAAGAGTGAGGTGGACGAAGGAAGTTGATTCATGCAAAAGAATCGGGTTGACAAGGATCGGCCCTGGACCGCCATCTTGCCGTTGTTCCCCGCCATGAGCAGGAAGTCCAGATCCACAACGTCCCCAGTGACCGGCTCCATCCGTTGGAGGTGGATGGAAATCGCCATCGACCCACCATCGTGGAGAGTTGCGACCTTGGTGATCTGGCCTCCGGAAAGATCGATCATGTTCTGGGCAATCCCGTAGACGTCCACTGGCTGAACGGGTTGGAAGTCCCGCCCCACAGTGCCCAGATACCGGCCATCGTCGGTAACCGTGGCGCACATATCGGGCACCGTCGCGCCGTTGGGCAGAACCAGGGGCACCTTGCTGACGGTGTAATTGTGTCCGGCTTCTTCCATGGCGAGGATGGCATCAGTTCCGTTTTCGATCTTTTTCATGAGGGTCATTGTGCTTCTCCTTTGGTGTAGAGTGAGTTGATGATCATATTCGCTGTTCTGTTTTTTGCAGACTTTACTTCCCGGTTATAGTATCTCTTCGCTTTAACGTAAGCAAGCCGTGCGTTTGTGGCCTCGTCTTCAGTCATCCATGCAAAAAACTTCTTCCCATTTATCTCCGCACTATACTTCCGTTTTACTACTGCTGCGATGATATGAGAGAGAAAAGCTTTCTGTTGTTTGTCTTGGAAAGAGAATGTGTGCCAGGATCGCTTGGCATTGAAGATGCCCACCTGCTCCAGGGTGACATCGTGCTTGGTGAGTAGGCTGGCAAGCAGCCGTTCTGCTGCTGCCTTTTCCCCGTTGATGCCGCGTTCGGCAAGTGCGTGGACTTTTTGGATCTTCTCCGCTATCTGGGCTGATACCATTAGCTCCTCCTATCGGCTAATGCCCGTGAATCGGTTGCTGATTCTCTGAATTCCTGCATCCCTTTGAGCCAGGAGCACCTTCACCTGACTGGATCGGTCCACCATTAGGGTGAGAAAGTCCAGGTCATCGGCAGAAAGCAGCCCTGACCCGATGGTCATCCAGTCGATGTACATGAGATAGGTGGTCATTATGCGGCGATCCTTTCGAAAACGGCTTCCCCGTTGCTGAATGTTCCAACCTTCCGCAGTTCCCCGAAGGTTTCCACGAACCGCTTGCTAATCTGACCACACCAGTGCCGGGAAAGCTCCGGATGATCGTTGTTCATGTCCTCCTTGACCTGGAGCCAGATGGCGATGAGTCCACAGTACTCACTCACCCCGATGTAGCAGTGCTGATTCTCAAGGAGTGCGTGGTCCTCACGGCCCACCCATTCGTCCGTCTCATCCAGAGACGGCCAGAGTGAGGTGGCAATGAAGCGGATGTCCTCAACGAACATTTCCCAGTCGATTTCATCCTCAAAGTCCATGTGCTGGTAGGCCACGGCCTCGCAATTCGGTGGTGTGCTTACGCTTCGTCCCATGATTTCCTCCTATCGGTTGTCACCGTGCCAACTGTCCACGATTTCCCCGAACAGTTCGTGGTGATCCCGGTGCAATGGCATGACCTGAGCGGACATTCCCAGATCCCGGACAAAAGCAGCCAGATCATGGTTAAATGGTGCGAAATCAAAGATCAGGTCCAACATCCAATTCCAGTACGTCATGAAATCCTCCCCTTTTAGTGTGTTGATTGGCTTGCCTCCCCACACAAGCGCTTGAGCGCTCATGTGGGGACGTAAGGCAATCAGCCGATGATCTCCTGGAACTTGGCCCAGACCTCGCTGTACGGTCCCGTTGCCACGATCCTGGGCGGTCCCGTCTTGTTTCCCTTCTTGACTTCCCAGATGGCCCAGTGATTCGTGTTCTTGCCTTTACGGTGTTTGATGCGGTAGGTCTTCATGTTGCTCTCCTCCTGGTTACGATTCATTGAAGGTGAATGTGGAAAGGTTGCTTTCCCGCAGATTCCGGAACATTCGAGCCGCATCCATGGCTGCATCCTGGCCGCTTTCCACGTTTCCCCACTCCGCTTTGAAGTGGATCTTGACCATCTGGTACGTGTCACCGATCCCGTGCATGGGTCCGATGATCTCGATGACATACTCGTAGGTCTGCTCGTTCGCAGTTTTGCGGATCATTCTCACTGTGCAATTGCCGATTTTTTCCTCACCTTTGAGGTGAGTGTTCAGTCTGGGATTGCTCATGATTTTCCTCTCTTCCATGACATCCTCCTGAGTCGGTATTCGTTCACATTCCACGTTCTGCGGAAGGTGGACGGTTTCACCTCTTTGGGTTCGCCTTTCGGCCTGTGGATCTCTTCCAATTTGGCGAGTGCGTCTTGTACCGTCATATTACTTGTTGTATCCCTTCGCATTTCGATAATCTTCCAGATCCTGGCATCGAGTGACTGGTGCTTCGCAGCAGTGCTGCGCCTTGCATGGGTACGGGCAGTCCGGATGGTCACAATTCTTGCATAGACATTGATCGCAGGTGTTATCCATGATGACCTCCTATTGAGTGAGTTGATCGGTTTGCCTCTCCGCACCGATTCCCAGGCGATGCGGAGACGTAAAGCGGTCAGCAGATTTCGGTTATGCCGTAGCGACGGTGCGCTTTCCCTCGTTCCAGGAACTGAACACGCTCCGGTGCGGACTTCCAGGCATCCATGATGGTTTCACCCGTGACCTCGACATGATAGATGCGGCCACTGTCGGGCCGCTTGTAGTGGATCAAAAAGTGTTTCATCGTTTTCGCTCCTTCTGTTGCTGTTGTTGTCTACGTTCGATTTCGGCCAGGATCTTCGCCCGTTGTCGTTTGTACTCCTGCTCAGGGCTCATTAGTAGATCTCCTCCATAGTGAGGAGCACCCCTAAAGGTGCTCCCCTGGTGTGTTTGGTTATCGATCCGCGCCGTAGAAACGCTCAATGCTTTTGCAGAAGGGGTCGATTCCCTCGCTGGTTTGCCGACTAAGCAAAGACCGATAGACCGTCCAGGTGCTGGTGCTTGCCAAAGTGAGATGGTCGTCCAACATTGTCATCCAGACCGCGAAGTGCAGAAAAGTGGTCATGATTCCTCCTTAGAAAGAGACGTTGACGGCATGATCAATGCGAAGGACGCTGTCCTGAGCAAAGAGAGCTTTGTAAATATTGCGGATGGATTCAATGGCGTTGTCCGCGCCATCGTGGAGCAGAATCAGGATCTTCGAGCCTTCCTTGACCAGACCAGCCACGGGTGAAAGCCATTGGCCTTGCGCATCGGTAACGGTCAGGCCGTCAGGAAAAGCAGGGGAGACATGCCTCTCCAGGAATTCGTTGAATTCATCTTCGGTAACATCATCCCGTCCGTGGACTTCCATGCCAAAGTAGAGTTCAGTTTTTTTCATAGTCTGTGCTCCTTGTGCTTAGGTTGAAGGGAAAACAGAGCCCACCACCTAAATGGTGGGCTTTGGTTTCCCCTCAACTCCCTCGAAAGGACCGACGAGGCGTGATATCCTGTCCGCATGACCTAGTCGAAACCATGTCAAGGGATGAAAAGGGACGCCGTTCTATGTTCCAATGAGAGAGCAGAGGAGAGACAACTCACCAGGAAGCCCGTACTTTTCCGATGGATGACGCTTTCAATGGATATTAAGGCAAGTAACTTGCCACCATCCGCATCCCTTACTTTTCCGTAAGCAAGCTATGGTGAGTCGTGTTGAGTGTGTTTTGTTATCGTTTGGGCTCTCGGCCCTAACCGTTTATCTACGTAGCCACTATTTTGGGCGTCTCAAGTTGAGGCTTGAGTAAGTAGACCTTGACGGGTAGCCGTTCCCCAGGGGAAATCCCTGCCGATCTTTGTCATCGCCACGAGGTGAGATGTTATTGATGGGGTTTACTCGCTGGCACCGTTTCCCCTGTGCCTCTCATCCCGTGTGGCCTTCTATGTAAAAGAGCGACGTGGCTTGCGCCGTGTCCGTTGTGGTTTCCCTCACAACGTGGCTTGGTTATACGCAACCCCACTCAACTTCTCAAGTCTGATAAGACCCGATTAGGACCGGTTTTTGGTGTGTCTTCTCAGATATGAGCACAAAAAGCTCCGATTTCCTCACAAATGCTCTTTTTCTCAAAAAAGATGAAATAAAATGCAGGAAGGTAATTAGTCACCAGTAGGTGACTTAGGTGGGTCTTGTAATATCAGGTGCTTAGTGTGGTGTGTTGTCTCAGTGAGACACATAGTGAGACACTTTTTGTGAAATGTCATCACATGCCATGTCATAATGAAATACGATTTCACGTACCAGGGCGCACGATTAGCAGTGATTAGCCTGGACCATACCAGGACCAGGACAACCCACTTCTCCCGATCCTTTAGATGTCTATGGACCATAGGTCACAATGTGGTCACAATACCGCAGGGTGAGAGGTGAGTATGTGCCATGTATTCAGTGTGTTGTGTGTGGTGTGGTCGTAGTGGTACAGGATGATGACCAGGGTGAGTGGTGGCTCAGTGTGGTGCCCAGTCACCTTGTGCGGAGAGGATGAGGATGGTCAGATACTGTCAGATGTTGTCAGATACTGGGGGGGGCACCCCGGAGGGGGTGCCCCGAAGTTCTCCCGCGAGTTCTCAGGCGTATATATACACCCTCACACGGAATTTTTGCAACTGGTTCTCAGATCTGCACACACTCGGAAATAGGGGGTCGGGGTAGGTTGGCTCTATAGACGCCGCTTATAGAGCGGCGGCTCTATTAATACTAAATATTATTTATTAGAACCCCTAAAGGGGTTCTCTAATAGAAAATATAATATTATTTTTTTCAAAAAAAATAACCCAGTTCCTGAAGAACTGGGTTTATTAGTATATTAGTTTCATAGGTGATTCGAAAGTACCTTGGGGGTACTTTCGTTCACCATTCTGGCATACGGGATCAAAGATCCCTCCTGC